ATCGCGCTCTGCCGTCAGGGTTGGAATGGCCGCGAGTTTGGTTGCAGCTTCCGCAGCATCGGAGCGCAGCTTGTCGAGCGCCACCGAGACTTCGGGAGCGCATTCATACTCTAAGCCGCTGTCAAGTTTCACTTTGACCATGCTCATAGTTTGTTGCTCCTGCTGGGTTGAAAAATCTTCCTGATCCATGCTATCCAAGTTCAAGCGGGCGATTGCGCCAGCGCGAGCAACAGGGACAACGGATAAATGATTGACACGGATATTTCGCTGAATCGCATCGTATTGGCCGTACACAGGGTGAACACCCGGCGTTTCGTCCATATCGGCTTTGTAACCTAGCGAAAGCTGCCGAGCGCTGCCCATAGAGTCAGGCGAGTGAATCACAATCTCAGTGCGTACATTCTCGCCATCCTGCTTTCCCTCAGTAAGCATCGTGCCAACAGTCACGCGGTGCGCATCCTTGGCAGTCACACGGCCCGATTTTGGGTGAGTGATCGTGATCGGCTTACCCTTCATCGATGCAAGCGCATCAGCGTGGAAAACCTCTTCTGGCAAACGCAATTCACGGCGAATAGACATATCAGGCTGACGGTATTCTTGAATGCCAACACGCGCCACAATCGGCGTATCGCGCAAGAATCCCTCGTCAGTCTTGACGGCCTTAATTTCGGCGTAATCGTATCGCTGGACAGTGTTCATAGCGCAAATAATATCACAATCCAAATTCAATAGAAAAAATCTATTAGCATTGCGCAACCATCTAAGGCATCATGTTGTTACTGAATAATTTATTGGAGTATTAAATGAACAAACCACATAAACACGCAGAGGTCATTAAGGCTGCGGCGGACGGAAAAGATATTGAGGTCCGTAAGAACAATTCGGAAGAATGGATGTTAGTTGATGCAAATTTCGCGTTGTCTTGCCTAAACTGGCAAGAGCATCACGAATACCGCATCAAGCAAGATCCTGTTTATCCTGTGACGCGGATGGAAGATCATGAATTGGCTCATGCATTTATCAACGATTCTACTCCATCGCAACTCAAGGTTATTCGTGACGGTGTAAATATCGCCATCCGCCGCGCAATCCAAGACGGGGACGTAGTGCTGCCGGGAGAGAAGAAATGAACCCATCCATGATCGTCTACGGCGCCCCCAACGGTAAAACTCCCTTCGCTGAGAGGATTGCTAAGTTTTATGGGCTGCGCAATGGCGGAGCCTTCTCTTTGCTAACAGCGTGCAGCCGAGGCTACATTTATTTCGATAGTCTTGAATTTCCTTCTGGAATGGGGATACTTGTTAAATCCTTCCGCGAAGTAGCGGATGAAATCAATGCTGCTATTTCATATACCGAATTTGTTCTCGGTGAACCTACTATTGTTGGTGAATATGAGGTTAAGTTTTCGTCTCATGATCCTGCCTATAAGCGTTGGTGGCACGGTGATGGTTGGTCATATGCAATTCTTGAAGAGCATACGCAGAGGCAAAAAGATTTCAACGCCTCATACCGACAAGACTACATGTGGCGTCCGTTGTGGCGCGGCCTTAGCGAAGAACCAATTGTGATAGATTGATGCAACATTAGGAGGAAAAATGCTTAAATCGCTCACGATCAAGTTTTTACAGTCGGCTGTGAAGAAGTCACGGCTGGAATTGATGGCAGAGGTTGAAGAAATCATTGAGCGCGACGGGGAGAGTTGCCCCCATCATGCGGCTAAGGAGCTAGGCTTGACGATTCAGGAGGCGACAAGCCTTTTCCGTGGGCTTTATCAAGCCGAAGGCATCTTCAAAGGCGAGAAAAAGCTTATCGAAGGCCAGCGCGTGCAGTTCTATACGATGAAAAGGCCGCGCAATACTCAGGGGGATTTGCTCCCTGAACGTGTGCAGCGGGACCCGCTGGTAGCGGCCCTGTTTGGGGAGGCATAATGACCTGCCCACTCTGCAAAGGCGATCATAGCCTATCGAAATGCCCTAATTGGCGGAGTCAGGAAAGCGCGGCGATGCGCGGCATCTGCACTTTACGGCATAACCCGGATGCCCATCTGCTGGCGGCTTATCCCAAGAGAAAATTTGACCGTTGTAGACACGATGCAGCGGCCTGACCCGTTCATCATGGCTATCAACCCATTCGTATTCCTTGATTCCTAGCTCGGTTTGCCGATACTGAGTTAGTTCAGCATTTGCCTTGCCAATCTGGTCAGAAGCGATTAGCTGCGCACGTCGTTTAGTAACGCCGCCAGCCTCTTCGATCTTAGCCGCAAGTGACCGTGGCGATTCGCCTTGCAATACGCCATTTCTGATGATCTGCTCTACACGCTCCATATGCTGCGCTGGAATCGACTTAATCAGTGCTGTGTTTGACGCTACCCAGTTCGTTTGCGCTTGTGCCAACCAAGGTTCGGAGCGATAAACGTCCACGCCTACACCGAAACGTGCTCGAATCAAGCGCGGGTCGGATACGTTACCGAATGGCACAGAACCGGGCGGCAATCGTCCGCTAGGCCCAATCTCTAGACCTGTGCCAGCCTTGACCACTAGCCGAAACTGTCGGTCATTGAACTGGTTGACCTGCGCGTAGACTTCGGGCAGACGTGCGATTACCCTTTGCCCTGCCGTGAGCGCAGTTTGCAGAATGTAAAGAATAGCATTTGTCAGATCATCGCTCCAACCATCCATGCGCAGCAATTCAAGCTCTTTCAGATGCGCCAATCCCTCCTTCGTGAACTCGTCCACGTAGGCGGTTAGCATTCGCTGGTAATTGCGCTCGGCTGTGTGAGGATACAACCAAGCGCGGGTCTTAGATGCCATTAGTTACCTCTGGTGCTTCTGGCGGCTCTGGTGGCGTGGAGAACAGAGGATAATCATCCTTGAGCGTTTCGCGCACTTCCAGCGGATCGAGTACGCCATCAGCAATTCGGATGCTCTCAGCCTCTGCGCGGGCTTTGCAAGTTTGCGCCTCTTTCAGTTCCACATCGGCTTCTTCCTGCTCACTGAGAACGCTCAAAGGCTTCATGCACAGCTTATAGTCCGGCGCTTCGCCTTGTTGCGCAATCATGATGTACTGAATCAGGCGATCTTGCGGCTTGCGCAGAATGTCATTCCACATCGATTCGATACGAGCGTACCAAGCATCCATGGTGCCTTTTTCGGTATTGCTTAAGCCTCCCTGCGAGCGCCCCATGAGGATGGACACTGGAATGCCCGATACAGCCGCCAGTGCCTCCGCAAATCGGTCTAGCACGTCCGTATAGCCCGTTAGCGTGGCCGTGGTGACTTCGTATGCTTCCTTTTCGTCTACAACGATGGTATTCAGGATGCCACGCACCATGTCAACGACGTCAACGCGCTTGCGTACCAGTGCTTCACCTCCTGGCGCTTGCAATGTCTGCGCGAGATTCGGAATCTTATGCACAGCCTGTTGCGCACGCTCAAGGATAGCCAGCGTCCATTGATGGCCCATTCCGAGGCGCTTAAGCTGATCTTGGCAAGCTTGTAGCGCCGATGCACCCCAGCCTTGATTAGCATTGCGGTCAAAATCGGGAATGCGGTCGCCGTCAAACATCCAAAGGCGCGAGTTATGCACTTTGTACGGTTGCGCACCATCGAGCGGAGAAATGAGCCAAATATCAGGCTTTCCATAGTCCGGGCTGCTCGGATCGGTCACGCGGGTCTGGATAGTCGCTTGCCAGCGGTCATAAACTCGGAGGAATTCAACGCTCTTGATTCCATCTGGATTAAGCGGAACGTCAAGCGTGCCTCCATCATTCAGGCCGAAGATCATCACCGCGCCGCCATGCAGCCTAGACCACGCCACAGCATCATTAAAGTGCCGCATGGCGTCCAGATCATCAAGCCGCGCCATGACGAACTGCTCTAGTTCCTCGTCCTCCAAATCCTCAAGCTCAAGCCCGGAGCGCGTCATTTCCTCTGCTGGCACGTCCACAATCTTGCGCGCAAAGCCGTCGCCCAAGTACAGCAGAGAGCATTCCATCTGTTGCAGCATGGCGGTGCGGGCAATGCGCGTGTAGCTGCTACGGTCCCGATTTGTCCCTGCGCCCGTAAAGACCTCAGCATATGAGTCTGTTACAGTTACACCTCCGCCTTGCTGCATTCGCTCCAATGTCTTTTTGCCGAGTGCGCCTTTAGTTCGTGCCATGATTAATCCCGATATTCAATAAATCAATTATATATCCTATTTAATTAATCATATCAGTGCTGATAGATCAAAGCTATCACCCGGCGCAAATGCCATAACAACCGCATCGGCCAAGTTGTGCGATGGGATGCCGCGCTCTTTGAGCTTTTTCTTGCCTTCTACCTTGAATCGTCCATTGATAATCTCGCGTCGCGGCTGGGCTAGTTCTGCCTTAAGCTTGTCAACAAGAGACAAACCACTAGGCAGGCTGATTAGCTTGTCTTTGTCGTATGGCAGACCGTTACGCGCTTGCCAAGTTGCCCTAAAGCGATCTGCCAGCGTTCCCCATCCCTGCGCCTTGAGGTTGGCGAACATATCAAAGTTCGTTTTACCCGGCATGTACTCTGCATCAGGGTCTTGCGGTCCTTCGGATGCTGTCCAGCCGTGGAAATTGATCTGCTTGATCTTAACGCTCTTTGCATAGGCTTCGCCCTGCAAGCGCCTTAGTTCGCCAGGAACAGAGGCACCAACGCCAATATCGTCAATATTGAGCGTGTCCACTTGAGAGCGATATGCATGCTCATAACACGTCGCAGCGGCGCGATTAGGGTCTTCGTCATGCCATTCCTCAAGCGATTGCAGGATGCAGCCATGACGCCATGCAAAGGCGTTTGGATCGTTTGCCTTGGGTGTTGCAATATCCCCCTCAACGCCTCCAGATACGTCAAATCCGCCGATCTTGCCGCCTCCCATAGGGAAGTCCGCAATGTGCAGGTGCGCATCCATTGCCGCTTCAATCCATATCGGCTTGATGATCGACAAGTCAGAATTGCTCACAGGCTCACCCAAATAGACGTGACGGTACATTTCAAAGTCCGTCGCCTTCATTAACTCCATGTCGTCGCGCAACTCTTGAGGGAATCGCGGGTTTGCATCGTAATTCAGCTTTTTGACTATGCAATAGCGCTTTCCACCCAAGTAATCAGGGTATTTGCGCTCAGTCACAAACCGCTTATAGGTTTCCTCAAGTGGGTTTTCCGGGTTAAAGGATACGAAAATTTCTGAACCCGGCTTACGCATGGTAGGAATGAGCGCATTCCATGACTCGACAGACACAGGATTGGCCTCCTCCAGCCATGCGGCATCAAAGTCTGAGAAACCCTTAAGCTTTTGGCTGTTGAGGCGCTTAGCGCTCGATTTAATGCCTGAGAACTTGAATACACCACCGCTGACAGGACAGCGAATCTCTGTCTTAAGCACGTCAAACCATTTATCCCACTCGCGGCGCGTAATCTCTGCAACCACTTCTTGATAAACTGAGTCCTCGATGCTTTCCATTAACTCCCTAAAAGCAACAACTCGCCAGCCAAAATGCAGGACGTTGCTTAGAAGAATGGTTACGAATGTGCGCGTTTTAGCCGATCCGCGCCCGCCGTATGCAACCTTGAAGCGAGCCGGCTGCAGATATTCCTCATACGCCGGGAAAATCTCAATAGCGCTCATTCGTGGACGATCTGATAGACCGGCGCTGTTGGGCGCGAGCTATTGCCTTCTGCTGCTTCGCTCATAGCGTCAATCGTTTCCTTATTCGCCTTAATCAAGTTCATAGGAATTTGCGAGGATTCGTTAGCAAGGTGAACCAAGCTTGAAATTTGCTTAAGCACGTCAATGCTTTTCATTGGGTCAGCGTCATCAATCTTTTCGGATAGCCCGCAAGCAATACCAGTAACGCGATGAACCAATGAGGACATATATTCGCCTGACGAGCTTAGGTGCATTGTGATCGCACCCAGCTTACGCGCCAGATCGGAAACAATCATTTGCTTAGCAATCGGCAACGCTTCAATCTCTGCGCTGATACGCTTTGCCTCGCTGTCGATTCTTGCTTTTCGCCCTGCTAGCTCTCGCAAGTCCTCTGTCTCGCCAGCCTCAACCACTTTAGGCCCGATCTTGCGGCGCATGGATGATTCGTTGACTCCGAACTCTTTTGCAAGCATGCGAATAGATTCACCGCCTACGATATGGCGGTGCTGTACGGTTGCCCATTGCTCGGGCGTGAGTGCTGATTTTCGTCCCATGCCGCTATATTAGCGCATTTTGCATGGTGCGGCTTTTGCGGCTTAATGCGGCAATTGAATGCGGCGTTTTAGACAAAAAAACGCCCTGATAGGATTCAGGGCGAAAGGTGCTGCGGGAAAGAACTGGTGCCGCGAGGCTGGAATCGAACCAGCATAATCCGGGTTATTAATCCGTCGCTCTAACCGTTGAGCTACTCTTGGCATGAAACTGAAGTGGTGGCCAGTGCTGAACTCTGGCTTTGTTGGCATTATTCTGCGCTAAAGTTTAGGCCCGCGAAGCCTAGCCAACCTGCGAGTATCCCGGTAATCAATCGGACTCATAGAACGCTTCGCGGATCAGCCTCCGCATTGCACCACACGACTGCTGACTAATATCGTAGTTAGGGGAGTTTGCGCTCTAGGTCAAGGCCTAGACTCTATGGATAGCCCCTGCGTCCAGTTCTACGTATCCATCCCTATCAATCAGCATGCGTGTAGTGACTCTATAACGAGAGTCAGGCGTGTAACGACCGGCATCATCCAATCTTTATTACAGATCATCGGGCTAGGGCTTGATACCTAACTTGGCATGATGAGAGCAAATCACCTAGGATTGCCGCAATCTCTCTGCCGACTATTTGCAGCGCTTACCCACGTCCTTCCGTGCTGCCGATGATATGTAATGGCTCGTTTCGTGAACCATTCGGCATACATTCAATTCGTCAATTGAATTATGCACCATCTATATTCCTACAGTTTTATAGTAGGGGCCACAAGGAGGCCGACTTGTCCTCGGAATCGAACCAAGGGACTTCATCTTATGAGGGCGCTGATATACCACGTATCTCACAAATCGGCTTTCTTGTGGCGTCTCTTGCGAGACAAAACTACTAGCGGCTTCCACGCTATGCGCCCTTAACTTGGCTCTGCATAATCACGCCTAATTACTTGTTGCGCCCACTAGCGATAGCTGGGGAAAGGAGGACGGCGCTTATGCTGGGGCGTTTATTGGCCCGAGCGCCCCTGCGGTATCGGCCCAACTATTCAAAATTAGTCAACCACGTAATCAGGTTTTAGCTCTTGGTTCCATTGGTCATGACTCCAATGTTTCAGTTGCCTGTCCCGAATTAGCAAACTTCGCCAAACGTGCGGTTGCCACGTCCTCTCGTCACTACTGCTATTCAGTGACCGTCTTTCCGGTCTGCCACCCCTTCCTTACGGAACCTGCTCCGGGCAGGTTGATCGCGCAGGGTCTCGCATTGGCTCTTACAACTACTATTCTTGCAACTGGTGGACCTGATGGGAATTGAACCCATGTAATTTTCATGTACTAGTGCATTACTACTAGCTTTTGCATAGCTTGGAAACGCGCTTCCCTTGCTGTTTAACCGCCACCTGAATCAGGCCGCTATAGGTGCTTCTGCAAACCGTGTACCATGCAAAACTTTCGACTTGAAAATCAGTTTTACCTGTCTCCTTCCATTATTAGGAGTGCTTTTCCTCTCAGCCACAGGCCCATAATCTTACCACATGCCGCAGTTTTGAACTGTGTGGCGCAATTCCTCATAACGCATCAGCGGCTTTGCTTTAGCTACTTCCAGTATGCCAGCATGACTACTTGCGCATGCGCTTTCATTCATGGCTATCTGCCTTCGCTAATTCTTGGAGCGGATATCGGGAATCGAACCCGAGTCGTAAGCTTGGAAGGCTTCTGCTGTGCCAATCAGCTATACCCGCTTTGAAACTGGCGCGCCGTGAGAGATTCGAACTCCCTTACGTCGGACTAGAATTCCGGTGCATCATCCTGTCTGCCAACGGCGCTTTGATCTTTTGCTGGCCTTTCACTTCGCCAGCGCGGAAGTTGCTTGAACCCAGTCCTATCTGGAAAGTGGTGCTCGATGTAGTAATGATGCCTTAACCATTATTCAAAGTCAACGCTAGTGCAAAAATACAACACTTAATTTTACATAGCCGTGCAACGCCGAATCATTCCAGTTATTTGCGCTCCGTTTAGCATAGCATCTTCCGCCGTTACCGTAGCTGCTGGCACTTCTTCAGCACGCTGTACTAGCATGTTCATTTGGCGGTATAGCTCTGCCTCGTGCGCCGCTTTAACGCCACGGTCAGCCGCCTCCAACAGTTTCAGGCACTTGCGCGGGCGCACCAGCGCCAGCAGGGCGAAGGCGATAAACAGGCCGAATAGTTTAATTCGCATCATGGTTTTTTCTCCTTAGCGTTGAGCGCGGCGCAAATTAACATAGCATCTTCCAACTCGAAACATTCAGCTACGGTATGAAACCAACTCATTTTCTCTCCGCGCAACATTACTGGCTTATTTGTATCAATCACAGTGGCCTCAAAACAACAATGTTTGCTCTGCGATCCATTTAATACTTTGTAACGTTCATACGTCATAATTATCTCCAAATAATTTCAACCTTGCGCCAAAACTTTCTGCGCATGATTACTTGCAAACTCAAACAAGCCGCGCTCTACGTTTGGCAAGTGGTTAAGGTAAAGCGCGATTGTGCGCTTGATTACGCTGTACTCGCCGGTTGTCAGGTCTAGGTCTTGCGTGTCTCTCATGCTGGCCTTGTAAAGCTCTGCATAGGCCCGTTGCGCCAGCTTGTAGAACGACTGATCGCGCATCTGGCTTCCGATTGCTGCTGCCATAATCATGTGGCGGATTAGCAGGTTTGCTAGGCCCGGTGGGCAGCGCGAGCGCTTTGCCGAATCAAGCGCTAAAAGCACCCGTAGCTGAATCTCGCGCACATCTTCTGGCTCAAGCCTAGACTTGGCAACCAGCACCTCGTACAAGCCTTTTGCGCCCATTAGGCGGGATGATTTTGTTGCCACTTACCCTCCTATGCCATTTCAGGCGTCTTAGTGTTGATTGGGCGATCTTCTGGTTCTTTTTTGAAAAGCGCAAGAATATTATCTAAGCCGGTCATTGGCGGCTTACGTCGGCGGCAATTTTCAAATCCTACCAAACGATTTTCCACGCTTGACATATAGTATCCTTGGAGTACACCAACTTGAAAAACTTCTAAGATACGAATTGTTTTTCCATTTAGTAAAATGTCTTTTTTAAGGCCAAAAAGCTCAACCTCATCCCCTTTCTTGAAAGGCCCGTAGTCCCATTCTTCGTACATGGTAATTCCCCTTTAGTTTGGTTTTTCAGCAAGGCCGCGCCAGCAAACATATTGATAACGGCTTTTATTTTTTGCACGTTCAGGAAAAAATGGTTTGATATCTTCTTCAAAACATTGAAGTCCCCAATATTCTCCGTTCCAAAATTGGTAACTTTTTTGACAAGTGTTGTAGCAATCAGTTTCATATAACCCCACATGCACCGGCTTAACATCAGCAGGGAACCACGGCGTCAATTTCTGTTTCATTTTCCTTCTCCTTTTAAATAGCGTCTGCTGCTTTTGGAACTTCTAAACCCATTGCTTCATAAGCAAATTGAATTTGAACGTGCAAGAGAGATTTATCATTTCTCTCGGCGCGGTAAATTATTCTCTTTGCCCATGCTCTAGGATCGCGGCCTTGACTACTTACGACAGGATGCCGCGCCTCTGCTTCTGCCCTTATCGCATAACTCATGATTGATTTTTAATCAAAGATTGTTTCAAATTTTCTAGCATTAGAAAAACCCGTTTTTTTGCTTCTGGATCAGGCGCTGGAAGCATCATAGTTTGATTATTCGTCAGAGCTAAAAGCCCATCAGCATAATCAGGCGGCAATAACCTGATCGCATATTCTGCCTTGAGGCGATTTTTATTAACGGCGTCAATTAATGCTTGCTGACGGCCCAGCACATCGCCGCCAAGCGAGGGGAACCATTTAACGGGGATACCTTGCTCCCTTGCTTCCGCAACAATACGGACATAAGTTTCCTTGAATGCCATTCGCGCAGCGACTTTATCTGTTCTCAGAAGATCATAGACAACGCCATGCGCTTTTGCTATTTCCTCAGTCCACACGACAGAAGCCTCTTCCGAATGGGGAACTAGCGCCCAAGCTTCCTCAACGCCAGGACGGCCATCAACCTCAGACATTTCGTCAGTGATTGCGCTCAATGAGAATCGCTTGCCGCTTTTCCTTACGCGAGACAACGCCGCCATAACGTCTTGCTCGTTGAAGTGCGACAGATCGGCTACAAGCATCTTTGCCGCCGCTTCCGATAGCTTTGCACCGCATAGTTCTGCCGTAGCTGCTATTGCCTGAATAAGTTCTTTCGATGCCATTTTTTACTTTCCTTGTTCGTCCATGATCCGACTCCACATATCGCCGGTTTCTTGTAGCCTATCCGCCTCTTGGGCGGCTGTTGCTGTGACCCTACGCCCTGTCGCCCACTCCGTCCTAAGTTTTTCAGCATCGGCAAGCAAAAGGTCTACAGAGTGCATCTTGTTGATGTAGTACCGATTGTTGTGGCTCACGTAGAAGGCCGCTACTGCTGGCGCTTCTTCCGCCCCAAGCCTTGCAATCAGTTGGGCAAGCTGACCATTAACCTTTGCATTCCTAACCGGAGGCGCTCTATACCTCAATTCGTAAGCATCGGAATATGAGTGCCATGTTGCGCTGGTCGGTGCTGGCTCCTTGTTTTGCCTTACAACGCTCATCTGATTTTTTTTCGGGGCCGACGAGGGCGAAGCCCCGGCGTAACCATCCTGCTCTTGCTCTTTCTTCTGTTCCTGCTCTTGTTCCTGCTCTTGGCTTTCAAGGGGCTTCAAAGGGGCTTGTTCAGAGCATTGAGGAATCCGTTTTTCTGACATCAGGAAAGCTTGGCCATATCTATCGTAAAACCGCGCCAAATAAGGGTTATCTGGCAGACTGGCATACTCATTCATGACGCCTTTTACTCGCAAATCCTTCTCTGCAAGACTGTCTGCTATCTGATATGAAGCCATTTCGATAACCCAAGTCATCTCAGTGTTGACATCATACTCACAAAACCCCACTTCAATGCAGCTTTGAAGCCCCTTGTTAGCCCCTTCCATGCCCATTCCTGTCTCATGCGCGATGAACATTAACGGGCAATAGTAGAGGCCAAGCATGTTTGCATGAGGGCTAGTCAACAAATACATTGCGACAATCTGAGCCTCAAGCCCTCGCGCACGAAGCTCTTTCCCGGTTTTCCCGATCCAGAACTTAGGCCCAATTTTGGAATAGTCCCTCATTTGATACCTTATTTATTTCAGATTACGAATTGCTGTTTTAAGACGGCGGCTGATGTTGTACTCGGCGCGTTTCTTCGCTTTGTATTTTTCATAAACAGCCTTGGTTGCCTTGCAAGCTTCTTCAAATTCAGGATGATGGCGCGATATTCGTTCTTCTGGATGGACGTAAAAATCTTCGTCATCACCCCGCCATTCGTCACCAGTTTCGTATTTCTGCCATGCGATGTGATAGCGGCGTTGCGCTTCTTTGGTAGCGTTTTGCGCTTTTTGATGCTCAATAGCCAGATCGGCAATATTGAGTAGCTTGGTAAGTTTCTTGATTTTCATATCAAAGCACTTTCTGGAGAGGCTGGTTAGTAAGGCCAGCAGGACGTAACCCCGGACGGAAGGACAGGCTTTCGCCCATGTCGCTCCAGAAAATACTCTGATAGGTGTTCATGCTTTGCTTTCGTCTGAGGTGTTGGATTACTAGCCCAACGAATACGATTCTACACTAAAAAACTGCTATAGAGTTACCACGACTTAGAAACAACAGTAGTCAGGGGCGCGGCCCAAGCTGCTATGGCCTTCTTCCGCTTGAGCGCTGCTTGCCGCTGGCGTTCTTCATACGCCTTGCGAATCTCGGTGCGGCGGTGCGGATGGCGCTCGTTGTAGCGCTGCTGGTACGTTTCTTCGCCTAGCGCTGGTGGTCGAGGCCGGTCTACCTCTTTGCCCGTTACCTTTAGCTTGTAAAGCGGCAAGCGAGCGCCATTACCCTTTTGAGTGCGCCACTGGCTAATGTAGAGCAAGCCTTCCTTGTGCAGGATATCGAGCCACTTTCCAGCGCTTGAAACTGCAACGCCAGCGCGTTTTGCAACTTGGCTACGGATGCCAGGAAGCGCAGCCAAGACTTTATCGCGGCAATCGGGACGGCCCATCTTAGCCATTTGTTTGCCTCTTCAACGCGAATATAGGCATTTTGGGGCCTTGTTTTGGAACGGCATGTGTAACCACATAGATCGCCTTTTTTTCGTCCAGAACGCGCAGCAAACGGCCTGCACAAGCAGCGCTGATGCCTACTCTCTTGGCGATCTGGTTGCGAGTGCCGGGAAGCGCGGAAGCTACTGCTTCAAGGTGCGATGGTCGTCCAATTTTAATCATGATATCTCCCGATGTTTTGCTCATACCTTTGCCACGCAATTTCGTTTTGTTTGGCGCGCTTATAGCCTTGTTCCCATGCTTGCTTTAGCCCTGCATCTTTTTCATACGCTGGGTTTATTGAGCCACGGCGAAAAAAATCATTCTCGCCAGCCTCACTAGCACGGCTCAAAGCTTTTTCACGCTCTGTCATGCGAATTTCAGCCATGATTAGCACTCCACACGCGCCAGATTACAGCGCCCCAAATGCCAGCGCTGATTAGCATGGCGATCAAAAACGGCCAGTTGAATTTACGCATTTTGGTACACCCTGTTAAAAATAGTGATGATTAATTCGCACTCGCGGAGCGTCAGGTGATAAGGCTTCAGGCCGTGGCAAGATCGAATATGCGCTCGATGCACCGCGTCACGCTCCCATGAAGCCATGTGGCAATGCTGATCCGAATTTAACGCCCTTACCATCTGAGACACTGTTACCATGACCGCCTCCGCTTAGTGAAATTGGTTTATTCTACTGCTGGTTGCTAGGTGCTAAAGTGAAGCTCCATAATCATCATGGAACTCATAACTGTCGCGCACAGCCTGTTGCCAGCCTTCATACCATTCGTGTTTCTGTTCTTGAGTGGCATTCTCAGGTGGCGTTATATCTCCCAGTGAAGTATAGGAACTGTATCCCTTAGAAAACCACTCGTCTTTTTCATCTTCACTCATACTTCCTCCTCATGAGTTTCGCCGGTTGCTTTGGCAATCGCCGCAATTCCTTTTAGCGCTGCAAAATCGCCCTCCCAATTTGCCAGCTTCATTGCAGTAAGCATCAATTGGCAAGCTTCCAGCAGTTCAGGCGCGGCAGCGATCAGGCTAGCGTTTGCTTCTTGACTTACTCCGGGATCAACTTGCGCGATAAAATATTCATCAGCGGCTTCAATGCTGATTTTATCTTCGCCGCAATCAGTTTGATTGCGATTGATTACCCAAGGTCCCGGCGTATGCTTGCTCATACTTCCTCCTATATCTACCAGCGCACAATTGCGCTAGGTTCTAGTGGCTTAGGCCCGTCTAGCGGGCCGGTTAATCAGTATTCGCAACCAACATAGCCAGTTTCAGCCGTGGTCAATTTGCTCCCATCGTGAAAGGTGTACACGCGCCCATGCTTGCCGCCGCGTATAACGTCCTCCGACGATTTGCAGCGCTCAAGCGCGTAATCATCCAAGCGATCATCTAGCTGATCGGCAATGTCAAAGATGCGCTTTGCTTCTGGCTCTTCTTCATAGTCATCAAACGTGATTCATCCTTTCAGGTAGCGCCCGCTTGTCGCGGGCGGGGTGGGTTAGTGACGGGCAGGCATTGCGTGGAATATCTCAGCTTTCTTAACCATCAAGCGACCACCCATGTATGTATCGCCAAACAAAGACGTGCCGAGGAATTTGTCGCTCTTGATATTTTTACCGCAAACAGTTTTCAGATGCCCGTTATGCAGCACGGTGTCGCCAGCTTTGATGTCTGCGATGTGCGTTTCTTTTATTTGAAACTTGATGCCCTCTTTGCTGGTTTCCATGATGTCTTGCTCCTATCTCCGCAGCACACAATGCGCTGCCCATGTGAAGAATCATAGACCTAAGATTATCACGCGTCAACAACAAAATTGCGAAGTTGCAAAAAAGCCGCACTAGGCGGCTTAGGGTTAGGCTATGGTTAGTTGGCGAGGGTCTGTAGGGACTAGCTCATAGATGAAAGTCTTGTCTGTCTCAGTGTCTCGGTCCTCGCAGTCGTTATGCCCAGCAAGGCGCGCAAGCTGCCCAGCCTGTACGCAGACTTTCGATTTCTGGCCCTTGAAGATGCATTGGTTACACGCTCGCTCAGACTTTAAGGCATCCTTACGCGACACCCATACTACAGCAGGGACAGACCGATACTGCATCTTGCTTGGGTCTAGTGGCTCTGCTTGGCCTACTAGGTCAGCTAGTGCGCCATAGGTGACTTTCATTTGACTTTCTCAAAGTGGAAAACGACTTTTTCAGCAATCGGAGCTACAAGGCCAAACCTGAAAGCATGGCGGTACGTAGAACTGTAACGCTGCAACGAGGATGCCGAGCGCTCCAATTTTCCGCGCCACTGATCCAGCGAATAGCTGGCCTTATCGAGATTACATGGCGCACATGCTGGCATCAGGTTTTCTATCTGGTCGCGCTGTGTATGCAGGATTCCTAAAGGATTTTCTTCACTCGTAGGTGCATATCCTCGCAACACTGGTTCTTTATGGTCAGCATGCCATCGGTCGCCCAATGACTGGCCGCAATAGGCGCACAGGCCACCGAACATTTCTCGCAAGGTTGCGCGCTGAATTTTTGTAAGTTTCAAGGCAATTCCCTTTTCATTTCGCGCACTCGGCGCTGATATTCAGCTTTAATCCGCTGCGCATCCTCAATCGTGTACTTAGCTGGCGGCGGCTCACGCTCTAGCCATTCGACAGCAACACGGCCTATTTTTTCAATCAGTCTGATACGGTACTCAAGAATGTTTCCGCCTTTGTGTTGGTTGCAGGGGACGCATTGTTTATGGCAATTATTCTCATCAAATCTCAAAGCTGGTGCAGCACCTACAGAGCGAAAATGCCCCGCATCAAAGGAGCCAGCATGAAACCGCCCACAGCTAATGCAGGGCTGGTCATGGTCGCGCAGCCGAATCCAAGTATTGAATGCTGCTTGCGCCTCGCGTAACCAGTCTTGGCGCGTTTTTAATGCTTGCTTGCGCTCTCGATCAGACTTGCGCTCTTGCACCTTCCTGACCGCTTCTGCGTGGATTGCTGCGCATTCTGGCTTACAGGCTTTGTGCGTCATGCTGCGCGGCTCAAACAGTTCTTTGCAGACCACGCATTTACGCTTTCTTGGCCCTTTCGGCGGCTTTGGCATCTTAGTTATAGACGAAGGCCGCAAGCCAACTTTTCGTTTTAGCTCGGTGCGCTTCAAAACATAGGCTCCTGTATTTGTTTAACAGGCGCTGGCGCAAAAAGCTGGCCTTGAGATACGGCACGCTCGATGCGCTGGCAAGCAATTTCAAAATATCGTTCATCGCGCTCAATGCCAATAAACTTTCGTCCAAGTTGAACACATGCCACTCCAGTTGTGCCACTTCCCATGAATGGGTCTAAAATTACTTCGCCATTTAATGATCCTCTATCAACCATCCACATCATAAATCCAATTGGCTTAGGACATGGATGGCCATTTTTTTCCGGAGCTTCGGTTAGCTGATAGTGAATTGGCTTAATGGTTTTCCCTGCCATCGGGTCTTTCCCATAATAAAAAATTGGCTGGCAAGTGGCGCGGCCCCAATGCGTCATTGACGATGTTGCAGGTTGAAAAGACATGCCGATATCAACAGGGGCCGGATACATCGAAAAGCACTTTCCTCCCGGAGTCATAATTGCTCTATTAGCCAATGAGAGCGCAAGCTCAAAACGTGGGACTATCTCATTTTTTATTGCTTCTGGAGTATCATCAAAATTTTCATAATTATTGCGGTTTCTGGCCTTGGAAATTGTCCCTTTACGCTCCCCAATACCATATGGTGGGTCAGTAATAACAGCATCCACCTTACCAATCAACGGCAAAATTTCTGCACAATCGCCCAGCCACAGTTCAGCATCACTAATAATTACCGGCTTCATTTCACCTCCTGACAAGACACACAAGCATACAAAGCCTGCCGCCCGTTCTGGCCGACTTTTTTGCGTCCTACGATCTGTTTTGGTTTAGCGCAGCGGCAGCAGAAAAAGGTGCTATTCGGGCCGGGGCTGCGCGTTGCTGTGGCTTGGCGGTATAAGCCAATCTTATCGCTCTCAAATCGCATCAGTACAAGTCCTCGCTAAACAAAACGGTTGGGCAATGATTGCCATAACGCGCAAGCTGCCCCGATTCTTTTGCCACGATTGCCGCCTCCTCGCGTGTCATGAACACGCCAAACTGGTCGATGAAGCCCTGCACCTCGCCGCGCTCTTTGCGAAGCGCCGGAATATCGTAGGCTTGCATATTGACCTGCATAACGGGACAGAAATGCCGCACGCCGGTAAAAACAAGATCGCCGTATTTATTGGCGGCACATACTACAAACCGCGCTGGGCGCTCGCTGCAATACTCTTGCCGCGTGATTGGCTTGCCTTCCAACTCAATCGCATAATCCACCAGAGCAAGCAAAGTCTGCTTGCTTACGATGATGCCGTTATCGAAGTCGCTGCGGATTTGGGTTAGGTTGATGGTCATACCGCCTCCCATTCTTCGCTATCGATTGCAGAGCGCCAGCTATTGATATGGCCGTCTTGCTCGATTTGGAGAATGATGTAATCGCCGTAGCCGTTACCATTCGGGCATAGGAGGCTGTCAGGGACATAGTAACCCTTCCACTTGGCTACGCGCCTTCCTTCCTCATCCAGCAACCAGTATTGCCCTTGGTCGCAGACCTTGTAATGAACATTGGCTGTTACGCCTTGCGGCCAGTCTTTGATAAAGCCTGTCGCCAGATTGATGATTGGACGCCAGCAATCGCCATCGCGCAGAGGAATCTTGCCTTCGGTATCTTCTACGCCATCAATTGAAGCATCTTCCCAATAACGTACTTCCGCTTCAACTTCCAGCGCCGAGACTTCAACTTCTGCTATTTTGGTCAGTTCGATTTTCATTTCTTTTCCTCCTGCGCCTTGATGCGCTCAAAGTCTTTGATTGGCATTACGTGGGGAATATCAGTCATTACATAAGTCAGATATATCTAGATTTTGAAGAAATGCTTGGCGTCGCATGGCGCGGCCATTAACCAGTGCAGACTCGATTTGCTCAGGCGTTTTATCTTTCCATGCCACTCGCGCTAATTCAATAACCTCATCGATATCATTTCCTTTTGCAATGCGAAGTCCTGTTTCAACATGAGTTGCGCACCAAAGGAAATCTAATTCAACGCGCTCACGATAGGTAGAAGGGTGAACAGCAAATTGTTCTTTGGTTCCATCAATTTCAAATTCTTCACCGATAACGGGCGACAAGCCAGCATCGCCAAGTATTCCAAAACGGATTGCATTGCCCATTATTTCCCCTCCCGAACTGCAAGCAGTTCCTTAAAATTAGCTTCTGTGTGATAGCGGCCTTTGCAAGCGGCTAGTTTGTCGATTGCGGCTGACAATTCAGCTACTCGGGCCTCAGCTTTCGCAACTCGTTCTACGGCCTCCTGTGCGCGCTGCCAGAACTGCCAGCGGCTAATCTCGCCATCCATCGCCATTTCGTAGGGCATGCGCAACACGCCGTAAAACATAACGTCGCTCATTCTTCCTCCTTCGCAATAAGCCGCTCAATCTTTGCTATCGACAGCTTGGTTGATACGTGGATTTTCAGCTTGTTGCTATTGGTCAGGCCTTTGCGCTTGCCGTTGCGGATGCGGCTGATGTCGTTCTTCCATAGGCCGGTTTTCTGAGCCAGCGCTTCGTCTGTAGTAAGGTCAAACTTACGCTTGATGTAGTCGAACAGGTTGCCGCTGGTGTCGTTCGGGTACTTCTTTGCTTCCTTGGGTTGCTCAATGTCGGTCATGTGTTACCTCTTTGGTTGTTGAGCCTCAATAGTAGCACGAGAGTTATCCGTCATCAATCTAACTGTTGTAAAAATACGATATTGCGTATCAACTAGATTGCATGTACTATTCATCACATCGACACGGAGGAAATATGCCAGCAATCGGCTTAGTAGTAAGCAACCTTGAGACGGATATCAGCATAGGCGGCGGATTAAGCATGCCTGTAAAGCAGGTGCAGGCGGTAACTCTGACCTGTATTATCGAAGACGGCACTATCGTTCGCGTTTATGCAGACGATGGCGTAGAGTTTGCAACAGAAAGCGGCGGGATCAAACTGAGCTACGGCCCATGCTACGAGGTAACGCACCTTTGCGACCGCCGCGCACTTGAAAAGCAGATGCGCGCAGAGCAGCGCGAGCGCGATGATATGTACGTTCACACCAAAGGGGAATGAAATGCTTAACGATCCATTCGACAAGTGGCCTAAACGCAACGAAAGCTGGAAAGAAATGCAGCAGCGACACAAAAAGGATAACGATGACGCGGATAAGGTTGCTATACTTACCTTGTGCTTGATTCTCTTGCCTTTCGTCGGCTGGCTGTTTGTTGACGTGATTGACAAGGCGGTTAAGTAATCCTTTTGGCCCGCTAGAGCCAAGAACGGCGAAAGAATCTAGCAAGCTACTAGGACAAGGGATTAATTCCTAGTATCGTAACCTAGCCGCGTAAGTGCTAGGAACCACATCGAAACGGCAGCACGGAAGGACGTGCTAAGCAAGGTCGGCGGAAACGGAGCTTAGGGTGCTTAACCAACCTGAAGGCGACAAAAGAGGCTTAACCGACTCGTTAAAAAGGGGTTCCGCAACTGGTTGGTAGTCGTATGACCGACATACGATTAGCTAGGTATCAAGCCCTAGCCCGTTTCGATGTGGTGAATGCGCAAGCTGATGCGCTTACTTGTCAACCAGGGTTCCAAACGCTGGGTAGTAAGGATGGGGAAACGTGGATAAGACGCCCAATGCCGGATATCAGCACCGGCCACCACACGCTAGCATGAACGCGCACATGCCCATGGTCGATATGGTCAGAATCGAAGATGCAAAGACGGGTTCTGAGTAGACTCAGGATAAACAACGTCCCGCCAGAGTTATTGCATACAGCGACCACGCTTAAAAAGGAATGGGGTGAAAATCCCCTCCTTACACTACCCATCACGGAGAAACCATGAACCAAGAAATTCAGTTGGTCGATGACCAGCGGGCGCAAGCTTTGCCTGTAGCGCAGCCTCAGACGGCATTGTCGGCGACGCCTGACAACATGCTGATGGTTGCCCTGCAAAGCGGCAATATCGACACTATCGAGCGCATGATGGCCTTGAAAGAGCGTCACGATGCCAATGAAGCGCGCAAGGCTTTCACTGCTGCTAAGGCTGCTTTCAAAGGCGAGGCAATCAAGATCATCAAGGATAAATACAATACTCAGTTCAAGTCGTGGTATTCGTCGCTTGGCAACGTGGTCAACACTGTAGCGCCTTATCTGAGTAAGCACGGCTTGTCGGCTGATTGGCAGATCGAGCAAAACGGCAGCATGATTAAGGTAACGTGCATTCTGTCGCATTCGCTGGGCCACTCTGAATCTGTGCCGTTCGTTGTGCCGCCAGATGGAACTGGTGCAAAAAACGAGATTCAGAAGATTAAGAGCGCAATCACCTATGCCAAGGCGGTTACTTACGAATCCGTTTGCGGCCTCGCTTCGACCGATGCAAACAGCGATGACGACGGCAACGGCGCAAGTCAAGCCGAGCAAGCCAAAACCAAGGCGCTGCCGATCATGAGCGCTAAGAAGTTTGAAAACGCGATGAAGTCGGTTAAGGCTGGAGAATACACAATTGAGGAAATTAAGGCGTGGTACACCCTGAATGCAGATCAGGAATTGGCTATGATCGCGGCGCAAAAAGAGGTGCAGAAATGATCGATATCACTTTCCGCGCTTCTTCGATTGCTGAGTTGATGGCTGATGGCAAAGGCGCTGATGGCCTAAGTGTCGGCGCTAAAACCTTCCTGAACGGCATTGCCAAGGAATACGTCTACGGCTTCCGCGAGGAAATCGACACCAAGTATTTAAAAAAGGGCATTGAGTGCGAACAGGCAGCAATTGACCTTTACAACATGGTCACGCTGTCGCGCCATGAGAAAAACACGGTTCGCTTAACGAATGAATGGGTAACTGGTGAGTGCGATATCTTGGTTCCAAAGACCAAAGTTATCGACATTAAAAACGCATGGTCACTAGCGACGTTCCCCGCCACCAGCGAGGAAGTTCTAGCCATCGCAAAGAAATCAGGCTATGACTATCAACTGTGGTCTTACATGGCTCTTTACGATGTAGACGAAGGCGAGGTAGCCTATACGATGGTAAGCACTCCCGAAGAACTACGCAAGTGGGAGCAAGCATCGCTGCACGAAGTTGACCATATCGACCCAGCTTTACGAGTAACCCGCGCCACGATCAAGCGCGATGCAGAAATCGAAGCAAAAATGATCGCAAAAGTGAAGGTTGCGCAAGCCTACCTGCGCCGCCGTGTTGAGCAAATTTACGAAGAACATGGAGAAGCCTAATGACTACCGAAATCCTTGATGCACAAACCACGCAAGTAGCAGCTTATCAACCCTTCTATTCCGAACTGGCAAAGCTGGAAGCGGACAATGCGGCGCTAGTGTTCAACTACGAATCGCCCAAAGGTAACAAGGAAGCGCGTAGCCACGTATTCAGCCTGCGCAAGACCAAGGGAGCATTGGAGCGCGTCCGCAAGGAAGCTAAGGCAGAATACCTGCGATTGGGCCGCGCTGTTGACTCGGAAGCCGCCGAGATTGAATCTCGCATTGAGGCGATGATTACCGTTCACCAAACTAAGTTGGACGAAATCGAACAGCGCGAGAAAGACCGTGTAGCCGCCCTACAAAAGCGCTACGAGGAAATCTCGCAGAACCTTGGTGCATTCAACGAGGCGGCAGATATCCGAACCGAGATTGCGCGTGTTGAGGCTATCGCCATTACTGCCGATTGGGAAGAAATGATGGCGCAAGCCGCTACTACCAAGGAAGCAGTTTTGCAGAAGCTGAACGACACGCTGCAAGCAGCCATCAAGCGCGACGAGGAAGCCGCAGAACTGGCCCGCTTGCGCGCCGAAGCAGAAGCCCGAGCTAAGGCCGAGCATGAAGCGGCTATTGCCAAAGCGGCAGCAGAGAAGGCCCAGCGCGAATCCGAAGCAAAGGCAGCGGCTGAGGCAGAGAAGGCGCGCAAGGAATTGGAAGCAGCCCAAGCCGAAGCCAAGCGCAAGGAAGAGGCGGCAGCACTGGCAATCAAGCAAGCTGAAGAAAAGGCCCAACGTGACGCCGAAGCCGCAGAACGTCGCCGCATTGCAGAAGCAGCCGAGGCAGAGCAGCGCCGTATCGCCGCCGAGAAGCGTGCAGAGGAAGATAAGCAGCGTGCGATCAAGGCAGAGCAGGACCGTATTGCAGCGGAAGCCCAGCGCGTAGCTGACGAAGCAGCCGCACGCGAGCGCAACAAGGAACATAAAGCAAAAATCAACCGCGATGCAATGGAATGCCTTATTGCTGGAGGCTTATCAGCAGAGCAGGCAATGATGGCGGTAAAGCTGATTGCGCAAGGCAAAGTTGCTAACGTGAGCATCGCGTACTAATGCTTAGGAGTGCGCAACAAAATAAAGCCATTCACGCCCTAATAGGCGATTTTGCGCGCTCATGGCATCACGAAGGCGTTTATCTAACGTCTGCTGAGTGGAAGATAGTCTTGTGTTCATACTTTGAAGCGTCGCTTGCAGAGGCAGACGGCAGGCCCGTTTCAGACATTCCGCTACCGGAGAAAACATCGCGTATGGACGTTTCACGCGCTGATTGTTTTATTGAATTCATGCTGTGGCTTGGCTGCAACATTGGCGTATCGTTTAGCGATTTTGGTTGACGCCGGATAATTGGATAGGTATGCTTTCTACATGGCGCGGCGTTGGGCTGCGGGATAAATAGGAGAGGGAAAAATGAAAACTATCACCCCATATAAAGCTACCAATTCTGCTGCACAGTGGGATATTGAAGATGGGATTGTTACACTTGGAAAAACATATAATGTTGAGCGCCGAGAAGGTAATGATTTGTATTTCTTCCGAAATAACAATGGTGAACTTACATCGTGCGCTAATTTTGAAGAAAAAAAATGACAGACAAAACCAGCCCAGCCGAAGCAGAATACAAACACGCTCGCATGCTAATGAATGCGCAGGAATTGGGCTGGCCTGTGGTCTACAAGGGAACCAAGCATTACATTCAAGAGTTCCAGCGCTTCCCAAGCCCGATTGGCGCTGGTTGGTCTACAGCAGTCTATCTAGCTGGCAATCCTGAACTCATACCAGCAAGCGAAATCACCATCAAAGAGGAACCAAAGTGAGCCAAGAAATAATATATCAGATGCGCCCTAACGAAGAAGCCGAATGGTTTGCAACGACTAAAAAAAAGCAAGAAGAAATGGTCAACAAATGCGACTGGTTGGGGCGCGTGCTTTTTACTCAGCCTATCGTGATAACAGGCACTATAGACACGCCTGAATTCAACAACCTGCTAGGCCAATACGCCGCAAGAATTGAAAATTACCGCGAGAATCATGCTGCACTAGTAGGCCACATCGACGCCCACACCGCAGCAGTTGCAGCAAAGGCTGTGGCCGATGTCCAAGCTGAATTAAGTGTTGAGCGCGCGGCGCTGGCTGATGCAGTTCGCCATGTCGGCAACCTGAAGGAGCGAGCCTCCGCCCCACAGCAGCATGCGCAAGCGGCGCTGCGTGGTTGTGCATGCCAAGGCTTCGGTCAATGCAAGCCCGGCTGCGATGACCCAGCACCGGCCCAGCCCATAGCAGGGGAGTTGCCGCCGCTGCTTGATCTTATTGAAGGCGATTGGAGCCGCGTGGAGCAGCAGCGTATCCGCAACATGCTCCGCACCTACGGCCACCAGTGCCGCGCTGCTGCGCTGGAAGAGGCGGCGAAGCTGATTGAGCAGACGCAGGAAACGCACGTCATAAACGGCCCTGATGGTCAGACAAACGAGCGTACCGTAACGCCGCGCAATAAACATAACCTGATGGGCTTGGCTTATGCCGCCGCCATTCGCGCACTCAGCAAAACGGAGGGGTGAATGTTGCTAAAACTCGTAAAAGCCGCTGTAGCTGTCACGCTGTCCCCAGTCGCTGTCGTGGTTGATGTGGTAACGCTGCCGGAATCCGCCGACTCCGGGCGTCATCCGTTCAGTCGCACCGCTGACCTGCTCCACTCCGCAGGCAAAAACGTCACCGATGCGGTGAAACCAAAACCTAAGGAATGACCACCATGGAAACGAACAAAGACATTCAAGGGCTGAGCGACGAGCAGATCGATGTGATTGCTGAGCCGTATGCAGCGCTGGGCGGCGTCGAGAACTACCGAGCGTTCGCCCGCGCCATCGCCGCCACCCGCCAGTCCGCGCCAGTAGCCAGCGTGCCGACAGTGGCGGTGCCGGAAGGAATTCCATCATTTTATAAGGGAGACAGGGTAGAGGTACGCAACGAGTTTGGCCACATTTACGGCGGCATCATCACGAAATCTGAAACCCGTTGGAGCAAGGACAAGCGACCGCACATTTTTTATCAAGTGCGCGCAGACGGAGATACTTCATCGTCTCAGGTTGTCCCTAGTCAGATTCTCACTGTCGCCTCCCCACAGCCAGCCGCCGCGCCTGTAGCCGCTGATGTGACAGCATCCTCCAAGCAGGCAGGTGTTGCTATGAAGTTCTCTGCCGGGGATCGAGTAATAACCACGGATAGTTTTAAGCGAGAAGGGGTGATTCAACGCATCTACCCTGACCAAACTAAACCTTACAACGTGGTTGGTGAAAACGGAACAGGCGGCATGTACGGTGAATGGGAACTGGAAGCCGCCCATCCCCCAGCAGATGCAGCGCCAGCCGAAGAACTCCCCGGCATGTGGGAGCCGGCCGACTTTACCGGGGGCGAGACTGAGACAGCGCCAGCCTGGGACGTCGACGCCACCGCGCGCCTGCGCAGCATCGTTGACCTGCTGGGCCTGCAATCGTGTGTGCCGGATGGCGATCTGACAGGGTACGAGTTCGCCGCGCTGGGCATCGTGCGCCGGGAGATTGAGCGGCTGAAAGCGAAGGCAGATGTAGCACCAGTAGATGCGAAGGCTATTCACGCCGCTGTGTTGGCGATAAAGCCTGATCCTTCGATGACGCCGGACAAGCGCTTTGCGTTCAACGGCGCTATTCACGCAGCAGCAGCCGTTGTGTCGAAGTTTTCCGCCCAGTCATCCACCGCGCAGGGTGATGCGCTGGCCGATCTACGGCTTTCGGACGCCAGGGCGGAAATCAAATACTGGAAGCAGAAAGCGGTTGACGCTGGTGCTTGTCAGGGTGATGCGCCACCGGCCGGTGTAGAAATCCACGTTGCCGAAAATGGTGGCTGGCCAGATAGCAATGGCAACTTCGTTACCGGGGTAATCCCCGTAAATATTAAGCCTGGCGAGATGATGAAAGCGCAACAAAGCGCATGCGGCAAGTACACGCTGGCATGGAAGGTGCCACCTGTCGCACAGGGCGATGCGCTGAGCCAGGCATTCGAGGCAGGCATGCGTCGCGCCAATGAGCAAGCCTGCAAGGTAACGCACGGGCTGATGGCTGAACGCGACGAGGCGTTCGCCAAGGGCCGCGCTGCCGGGATTGAGGAAGCGGCGCGTACTATCGAGGACTATCAGGCCGATCAAGGCATCGTGACCTTCACCGAACAGGCAATGGCTATCCGCGCTCTCGCCGCCAAGCCAGCGGAATAACACAAGCCCCTAACTGGGCTTTTTTACGCCTGTTGTATTTCCACACAAGTCAACTTTTATGTTGACGCTAAATAATCTAGTGCGTATAGTTACTACATGCCGCAGCGAATCCCGCAGCGCAAATAGGAGAACACCATGCACATTTTCATCATCTGGCTTCTGCTGTCTCTGATCGTAGCTCCAATGGCTGCGCAGTTCATCAAAGCTGGGAAGTAATTCAACCACCACCAAGAAGGAGAAACACAATGAAAGACGCAATCCTCGCAGACATCGTTCGTTACGCTACTCAGCGCTTGAATGCCGCCTATGGCTTCGCTGGCGTTGCAACCGGCGACACTATGGCAATGATTAACTCTTCCGACGGCCAAGGCAACGACATCATCATCAAGATCGATGTAAAGCCGGAATAATCAAATCACAGCAGCATCACCCATCCCGGCCCCGAGCCGGGTTAAGCACTGAGGCAGTACCCACAACCAATAGGAGAGAAGCATGAGCAAGATCATCAAAGCAATTCACCGTCTGCAATGGCGCGTCCGTTATACCTTCATCGGCTCCCACAAAATTCCAAGCATGGGCATCGCTATGTGGTGGGACTGGTCGGCTACTGATTATGCCGAGTTCGGCGATATGAGCACGCCGCGTGAATCGGTACAGGAAGAAATCTACGCTATGGCGGCTTCGCAATGAAGGCCGCCATCCCAACATCGCGCCCATGGTTGCTGACCGGAGCGCTCTACTACTTTGCCGGTTTTGCTGGTCTGGTGGCTGGCTGTGTGGTGCTGTTTTATGCGCCTGAGTTTGCGGCTTGGTATAAGGGAGTGATGCTATGAGCTGGCTGCCAATCGAAACCGCTCCGCGTGATGGTAGCCGAATCATGCTTTTTGCACGCCGAGGCGAACGCGATAAGATTGTTTTCGGATGGTACAACGATGACCGTTACGCCAAAAAACCTCGGCCATATTGGTCCGATGACCGTGAGCGCACGTTTGGAACTCGTGATACCCGAGATAGCCAGCCAACACATTGGCAGCCACTTCCACCACCACCAGAAGTCTAACCGCCGGCAGTGCCAGCATAGGAGAAGAGAATGATCAAAGAATTTATCGAGCGCTTTGATGCAAACCGTGAGTCGTTGCGTTCTGTGTTCGCAGCAAAGCATCCTGACAGTTACAAGGATATCGTAGAAGCCGTTGTTCGCGTAGTAGGCGGCGATAGCGAATACGACTCACCAGATCCGGCCCGCATCCACCAGATTGATGACGGTGACTACCAAGGAACGCTCGTTTTCGTAATCGCGGCCGGTGGTTATCAGCCTGATGATTACTGGTATGTGAAAGTCAGCTACGGCTCGTGCAGCGGATGCGACACGTTGCAGGCGATCAGCGAATACAGCAGCGAGCCACCGACTGAAAGCCAGATCAGCGAATACATGACTCTGGCAACCCATATTCTGCAAGGTTTGAAGAAGATGGGCGACGACAATCGAACGGGCCCATTCGCATGATTACCGCCCACGAAGCCCTCCGCCAGTGCATAGAGGCGATGAAGCTGGTTGACTTCAAAGACTGCGGAGAGTCGCCGGAACTGTGGCAGAAGCTCAACGCGGCACAGGCTAATGCTGAGCGCGTGCTGAAATCGCTACCGCTGACTGATGCTGAAATTGACGCCGCCATGTTCCCTCCGCGTGCGCAATTGAAAGCAGAAGATTGGGACCCTGCGACTAAGCGTCCGCGCCCTGTTCAGGCTGAGCGCGTGCTGCGCGAAAGCCTAGACAAGGTTATGCTAGCCGACGAAGTAATTGCCGCGTTGGATGCTCTGCATGAAGGCTGCAACGAACAATCGTGGACTGGCTGGCAGAACGGTCATGGCGAAGAGGTTGGAGATCGTCTGGAGCGAGCTTTGCAAGCTTACAAGGCTGCTCCTGTGCTGCGCGAGGGGGAGAAGCAAGAGCCGTTGGCATGGTTCTGCGTAAATACTGTAACCGGGAAAATGCGTTATACCAATTCGCAATCAGAAATGGTTGAGATGCGAGATCAAAAAGCGAAGCATTGGGAAGTTACTCCACTATACACCAACCCAGCACCCTCCCTGCAAGCAGTTGTAGAGGTGCCGGAAGGCGTCATTAAAGCGGCTATTGCATGGTGGGAAGCATGTCGTCCGGTGGGCTGGAGCGAAGCCAGCCACATCGAGCATCCGTATGTGAATACGCTGACTGAAGAGGGTAACTTGCTGGGGAAAGCTGTGGCTGCTTATGTCCGCAACGCCACGGCTAACCTGTTTGCAGATACAGATTTCCTGGCATGTGGGAGCGAGCCGATTTTATCGGCGGCGAAACTGACATGCCCCCTCAACCACCCGCCGCGCCTTCTGGCGATGATGCGGAACAACTACGCGGGGAAGGCTGGCTAGCTGCTATGGATGCAGTTGCTTCTTTGCTTCCATCGACCTACTACATGGATCAACCAGACGGTGGAAACGTTACTGTGCTAGAGCAAGTAAGCAGAATGGCAAAGGACGCTGAACAATACCGCCTGATGCGACAAAATACAGCGACGGCAATAGAAATTGTTCCGGACTGGCCGTTCTGCAATCCAGGCTGCGACTACGAAGACCCGAACGGCGGCATGCATGACCACCGGGGAGCAGGATGCTGCTGCGATGCCGCCAAGGCGTCTATTGATCGCCAAAGAGCCGCCATTACCGCAACCAAGGAATAGCCATGAAAACACTTCGCCACATCATACGCGGCTGCGGGACTCTTCCGCACGTAGGGGAGCATCCCGGCACATTGCTGATAGTCGCATTCCTTCTCATTGGCGCGCTGGCTGGCTCTAAAGGGGGCTGGCAAGGCGCACTATTAGGCGCTGGCGTGATGGCCGCTGTCTTTGTCCCAATGTACCTCTACGGCGCTTACTCGCGCTCTGTCGAGTCCGAACAATACGAAAATCGCGCAACTAAGGAATAAACCATGAACAACGAAATCAAGACTCATCAAGAGCGCTTGCGAGAACACGGCTTCGTCAGTCACGAACATAACTGCGAACTGTACCGTGCAGAAATCGCCGAACTCCGCGCTCGCATCGAGTCCCTCGCTGCCGATGCTGAGCGATACAAATGGCTCCGCGATGTTGGCGATTCAACCTGGGAGCCAATGAGCAAGCGCATCCATGCTGGCGGCATGGGGATTGATGCGGCAATCGATGCGGCTATCGCAAAGGAGAAAGCATGAGCAACGAAATGAAAGATGCGCGCAGCAAAGCGCAGGAATTTGTCGCGGCCAATCTGGCGGAATGCTGCGCAGACGAGATCGAATGGCAAGACACCGGCTTGCTGCGCGATGGCAAATTACGCGAAGCGGCCAAGTTATTCGGTGCGCTGGACAAGCCTCACGCTATCCCCTTGGCGCAATCCGAGACGGCGCGGCAAGCGATGCTCCGCGCTGCCACTCCACCAGCCAGCGGAGCGGAAGAGCCGGAACTTCCACCGCTGCCAAATGCAGACGGCGAGATCGCCAAGGTGCGCTACTGGAACATCAGCGCCATGAAGGACTACGCCCGCGCCGCCATCGCTGCACAAGCTAAGCCAGTGGTGATGAGCGATGAGCGTATCGGCGCGATTTTCGATGAGTTGGGCGGCTATAGCGAGTTCTGCAAAAGCTTCGGTTACTTGCAGTTCGCCCGTGCCATTCTCGCCAACAGTGCGCCTAACAAGGCGACACATAGCGATGGCTTAGATGATACTGCGGTGTTGATGACTGCTGCGCAATTTGGCATAGAAACATCTGATGACGTTCCTGACGCGGCGCTGATTGCATTTGCACGAGATATTGAAGCGCAAACACAGCCTAACAAGGTGCTGGTAGAAGCGCTACGAAATATCCTTGTAACGTGGCCGAACCAACCGAAAGAGCCCCATTGGGCTGGCCGATGGGCTAAAGCTCTTGACGATGGTCGTGCTGCCCTCAAAGCTGCCGGCTTAAGTGATTCATGCACCCACCAATGGAAACCAGCAGGTATTGGCCTTAATGACCAATGCGAAAAGTGCTTTATCTATCGTGAAGTGGACGAGCCATGACCAACGAACTAGGCGAGGCCCACGCATTTTGATAGCAACAATCAATTGGACGGTATCATAGAAGCCATTCAGAATATAGTTTTAAGGATGGCTTCTATGGATATCTCAATGCGTGATGAGGAAGAACGCCAAGCGCTTATAGGGCGTCTTGGCGATATTCAATCGAGCGAGGAACTGTTTTTGTCTTGCGTGAAGCGGGCGAAGATCAAACTTCGCCGTTACTCGAAAGCAGACAAGGAATGGCTTGCTAAGTGGGTTCCTATTTTGCTTCGGCAGGAGAAGTAGGCCAAGCTTGATCTAGCGTTCTGGCGGCGTTATAGCCTCTTGCAGCTTCTTTTGCCATTTCGCTATATTCTGCTGCGCATTCTGCAAATACGGCGCTGGCTGTGCTGGAATATCGACGGAGGGTTTCGATATTGGCGGTGGCAAGCTGGGCCTGCTGGTTTGAGATTGTGCCGCGCAGGCTGACAAGAGCAGCGCTGTTAGCGGCAAAAGCATTATTGATAGCTTTTTCACGTTCTTGTCCTTCTTTGTTTGCTATATCACGAGCCGCATTTTGTACGGCCAATAGTTTGTTTTCAGCCTCTATGCGCTTAACTTCGGCCTCACGCCATTCTAAGCGAATCTCGTTTCTGCCTATCTCGCGCTGCCTTTCCGAGAAAGCATGAAAGCCCCACAATGCGCCAATAATCACCAGCGCAATAGTGCCTATCTCAAACCATCGCTTGTATTGGGCGATGATAGAAATCATGCTGGCTCGATAGTAATTTCAATGGAATCCGCCTTCTGCATCTTGGCGAAAAGCGCATCGAAGGCCACACGGCTATTGCCGACAAAATCAACGCTACGAGTCACGCCTGGAAGAATGCAGCCTTCTGTGTCTTTGTCCGTGTTGCCCGGATGAATACGGATGCCCTCATAATTCGGCACGTTCAACAACAACGGTAGAAGCCGCTTGAAGCGATTTGACATATTGATGATAACTTTGTACGTCCCAGCAGGAATCGCCGCCTCACCGTAGATTTTAGACGGCCTAACAACGTCCTCAAGCGTATAGCACTCAAAGACGCCATCTACATACAGCTTACTCGGCGTAGATTTGGTAGTCGATGGTTCGCGCTTAAGAGTCAGTTTCATGGTGCTTTATCTCCGGTAGGCGCTGCCTTTGCTTTCTCGATCCAAGAAAACAGTGCATCGTTGAGGTATTTATCAAGGGTTTTAGAACCACCAAACCCAGCAATGGTAATCAGTGCAGCTTGAAGCGCCCACGGAGCGCCGACCCACAAGCCGAAGAAGAAAGTAACAAGACCAGCGACTACAGAAGCAAGAATGTCCTTTGCCATTTCAAGCCAAACATTTTTTACGACTACATCGGGCTTTGATATTTTGTTGGTAGTGAATGCTAAGCCACCAATAAAAGAAAGGAAAACCGTCAACTGAATAGCCTCTAGTGGAATCGAGGCCATATCTTTTGCAAAGGTTGATTCAGCGGCCCATGCGGCTACGCTCCAAAGAACTATCAGCCATGCAAAGACAAACTTTCTCAGTTGTATAACATTGCGCATCCCGCGTCCCTTGAACGTTTTTTAGCGTCCAAGAATGCCGCAATCATAATTATCGAAGCATTCCAGACGAAAGAAATAAGCAGTGCTAAGCCTTGATGAGCCATAACACCGACAAACAATTGCGCAACATAGCAATATGCGAGCGCTGAAAATAGGAAATGCCTGTATTTAAGCGCTCGCTTCCAAATAAATCGCTGCGGCATAATGTCATTTATTATAACGTCTACCGCAAAAAGTACTCCTACAATGCCTAGAAGCCAAATAAGAACTAGTGAATCTGGAGTGCGTGTAGCCTCTGCAATCAATGATCTAGGCTCGCTAATAGCCGTATGCCACGCAACAATGGCATTCCCCCCCATGTAAATCCGTAACACGGTCAATGCGTAATCAGACAGGCGGCGATTCATGATTGTGAAGTAGGTTTGAAACCCAACGCGAAGTAAGAATGATGAAAAACGGCTCTGCAAGCTCAAACGCTGGCACGAGAATTCTGTATGGGCTGAGTGGCGGATATCCATCGTAAATAATTCCTGTTGTGTGACATATCGCCATCAACAGCGACACTACCACGATTGATCTAGATGCGGCGCAATTTAAGTGCCACGCTAACATGGCAACGCACAATTCAGTGCAAATGCCACAAACATAAAACATCAACCAATCGTTGTTTGGGAGTGGCGAAAAAAAACCCGCGCTTACCATTAGGCAGAGCACGAGCGTTTTTTTATCCTCTTTGTTGAGGACAGCGGCAATCAGTATTAACAGACTAAATGCCGCGTACAGCATTTTAGACTTTCGTCTCGTCGTCTACTGGGGGAACTGCTTGTGGAGTAGGAGGCGTAGTAGGCTTTGGTGGAGGGTCGCCATGACCAGACATTTCATAAATTTTCATTTTCAGTTCCTATTATGGTTTAACCCATTTACCGTTTTTATAAATCCATCCAACTTTTACATTGTCTGGAACCTCTTGAAACATTGCCGCTACTTCTGGCGTGAAGGATTCTTCAAGCGTAAATCCCGGCAATGGAACAAAAATCTCTACTGCAACGTCATCAATCACGCGAGCATAGGACGTCATTTTACCACTCCACGATAATTAGACCACGAGCGCCAATCCTGCCGCCACCGCCAGGGAATCCACCATCTCCGCAGTTTGCTCCATTGGTACTTCCGCCACCACCCCCCCCGTTTGCTCCGTGTCCTGCTCCATTACCAGCAGTGGAAGGACCGCCGCCACCACCAGTACCAATCCAATCTATGGAATAGTTATCACCGGGTTCACCATTGCCGCTTGTAATATTTCCACCATGACCAAATACACCATTACCAGCAGGTATAGTAGAACTAGATGAACCACCGCCAGAATTGCCATTCATACTTGACGTTCCGCCAGATAACCAGCCAGCGCCGCCATTTCCAAAAACCCCCCCTACACCGCCAGATGCTCCATTGACCCCACCAGAACCACCTGTGGAATTAATATCGCCACTAGAGCCACTACCACCAGCCCCACCAGAAGAGGTTGTAGAGCTAGCGCCGCCAGTAGCCGAAGCATAAGCTCCAAAAGATGTGCTTGAGCCAGCAGTTGCCCCAACTGTAGCTGAAACAGTTGCCCCAACAGTTAGGCCGGTAATCGTTTTAAGAAAAAATCCACCAGCACCAGCGCCGCCAGCATTGCTAATAGCTGCTACATTCCCACCAGCGCCCCAACCCCTAACCCTAATATTAACAGCTGGAATAGTAAATGTTTGGGTTGAATTAATAAATGCCACATTACCATTGCCAAACTTGCCAGTGGCTATATTATTTGCAGCGCTAGAAATTATGTTCGTATTTTGAACAGGTTTAGTATAATGGCCCATTATTTTTCATACCCATAAACGTTATAATCTACTTGGCTACCAGTTGTAAATAGGTTAATAAACCTATTGCCGCTTATCATTAAAGCAGTTTCCTCAAAAAAACCTCCAGCTTCCAAAACAATATCTTTAGGAAGCATATATTCACCATTGGCCTGCGCATTATTAGCAACTGAATGAGTATATCTAATTGCTACAGCATTAATAGGATCATTATTTACAATCCTAATATTGTAGTTAGTAACCTTCCCCGAAGGTACAGGATAAACAGGCACAATTGTATTAGCCGTTAATCGGCCTTGGGCTAAAGTTCCGTTTGCCATTATGATTGACTCATGAAGTAAAGTTCTTCAGCGGTTACGCCGATTGGAATACCGCCAGTAACAGCAGCGGCTACATAAGTTGCAAAATCTGTTACGCTAGTTTTAACGTCCTGCCCATTTTGTGCAAGATAAAAAACATCACTAGCATTATAAGTCCCAGCACTTGGCAAGTCTGTTACTACCACTTCTCCATAAGCAAGTGCGGCCATAACATCGGAAGAAGAAGCCCCAATGTCAGAAAGTCCAGAAAAATATTGTAGAAGGTCGCGTAATTGTCCTTCTTCAACTGCGGTAAGTGCCATTATGCCCCCGTAACGGTTACACGCAATGCAATAGTGCTTGCAGTTGCACCAGTGATTGGGATATCTGTTGCTGTAAGAGTACCTAAAGCAAGCGTTCCTGAACTAGTAACTTTCATTGCTGGTACTCCATTTGCAGTCTTATAACCAATAGCGGATATCCATTTTGTAGGGTCTGTTTTTACAACAGCATGAATAGTTACAAACGAATCAGAATCAGCAGAGGACAAAATACCTGAGCCATTCCCATCAGTAAGCCTATCTTTATTTACACGTCGAAAAAGCTCTCGGAAAAGCCAATTAAGCCAATTAGCCGCTAGAGGTTGCCCGCGAACTCCTGATTGCTTAGGCGCAAATCCTTGAGTCATAATATTTTCAGGCAATGGATAGACATTTGATTGCCCATCTGGATATTGCACAGAAGTTTCAGCAAATGTCGTCATGCTTGATAAACCCCATTTAGTCTAGTATCGCTAGTGTATGTACGATAATTTTGTTTAATTCTTATTCGCTTGCCGCTTAACGTCATTAAACGTTTATTACGAAGCGTAACAAACACCCCTAATTGTATACCAGCAAGTTCAGAATCATTGTCGATATTCATATTAACTGTAGAAGTTCTAAATGGCGTCTCGCCAAATGAAACTACTAAAGGGATATCAAAAACTGCTGCGGGAGAGACATCTTGTAAAAGCGATGGCGTATCCTGATTTGCTGCATAGCCATCACTAAACATTACAACTTGCGCCGGGAAGAATTCTTGATATTGGATATCATCCCCTTGCGTAATAAATCTAGTTGCATAGCTTACATCATGCGGCCTACCTTTTGATACATTAACAAAAACACGGAATTTTATGTATTGACGATAAGTTTCATCATCACGCCCATTACGTGGTTCGCCAACAATCTCACCTACCCTATCTAGCTGCACTCCAATTGCTGTATCGATTGAGCGCTCATTCTTTAGTTGGTCAAGAGTTGCTTCAACAATGGTCAATTGCTTAGGCAAAGAAGTAGCAACCGCCTCTACTAAAGGCTTTTGATTTATTCTACCCGCCAATCTAACACGAGCTACAGAAGAGTAATCCATCATAGGCCAAGTACCGTGATTCGACTTTGAGCAGCAATAGCTAATTCTGCAAACGAGATTGCTTTGTTTGCAGTTGTGTAGGTTGGAGTATCGCCGGGTAAATTAGTCAAAGCAGTTTCAACAGTAATCATTCCGATGCCCGTAGTTGCGGCATAAATCGGTCCGATAAAGCGCTGAGTAATAACGTCCTCTCCAACAGTGAGCGCGCTTGATGTTGCTAACACAGCATCTATGATTGCTTGCTCAGTATTTGACGGCAAATCCTCTTCTGGATAAAGTGCGGTAACAGTCACGCGTACCCATAGATATTTAGAGGTTGGGCGCGAAAATTTAGTAGCTTGCAGATCGCCATTATCATCAGTGACATTAACTGTCACGTTGCCATAAGTTTCTATACCTGCTGGTTTATTTTCCCAAATGTTGTTTCCTACAAGCTGGTCTACTCCACCTTGTACAACTGCTTCAAATGAATGAGGTGGACGCGAAGAAACTACACTGCTGGTACGATTCTCATAGATAGAGACAGCCGTAACCCCTGGAACCTCTGCTAGCAAGCGCGCACGAATTGCCTTAACGGTTGCTGAACCAGTAGCACGAGATGCCGTAGCATGACGTAGGCGCAAATCAATATCTGACTCAACATCTCGACTGCCAGCGCCTGGAAGCAAGTTATATATACCAGTCCAGCCGAATACAGGAGTATCTACATTCGATAATGCACCAACAGGCAAACCACGAGCGCCACTAACTACAGAAACGAAGATAGCAGGAGAGCCGATGCTATCAAGCGTCAGATTATCAGTTATGAGAATAGGAAATGGCGTTTCGCCATCCAATGCGCTGATGCGCAGCTTATCGTCAGTTACAGAAACTATATATGCAGCGCCAATTGCAGTTTTTAAGCCAAGTGCAATAGAAGTTTTTGTAGCGCCAGCGCCTGACAAATAAGAGTATGGCGTACCATTAAGTGTCACCGTGTAAGTAACCGCATCAAATGCGGCTGCAACACCAACAATAGTATCAATCACGCTTGCTTGAGTAATCGTGACTTGAGAAGTATTGAAATATTGTACGTCAGCATGTGCCAGCGCATTTACAGGAACTACTGCCCCTTCTGTGCCATAGATAGCTGCTGTAACTACAACAGGTGCAGCAGGGATTCGCACAAGGCCCAAGAACGATACAGCACGGTCCAAACTAACACCTTCCGCGCTAGATGGATACATACTGTCATAATTATCCTGAACTGCTTCCCATACATCATCTAAGGCAGCGGCATTGATGCCGTCAATCTGTCCTAGAACTGCATCTGGCGCGACATTTACCGGACCAAGCACATCAGTAATGCTTTGATCCAGATCGGCCTTTAGTTCGGCTAGGCGTGGTCGCTCAAGCCCTGTTGAGGTCAAACTCATGTGCTAGTCCTAATTAGTCCGTATGCCGTTGAGCATTCAAAAGAAACGCTTATTTTCCGTTGCTGTCGATCAAAACTGAAATTGAATTGTGTAATTTTATCCACGTCTTGAACTTCAAGGATCGACTTTTTAAGCGCTGATATAGCACCATTCAAACTTACTTGTTTGCCCAAGACACTATCCAAATATGGTGTACCAAACTCAGTATCCAGAAACCATGCGCCAGTCCATAGCGATAATTTCATATCAAGCTGTTGTCGTACAGCATCAGCGCCTTGAACTACATAAAGTTCAAAGCCAACTATGGAAAGATCTCCAGTTGCAGGGTCTAGGGCTAAATCGTTCATATTCTAGATTATACAACTGGACCAGACTGACCAGTGCCAGTTTGTACGCCGCTATGGCGATGATCGTCACCAATGTTTTTACCATCATTGGTTGCAGAGCCAATGCTACTAAATCCGCCATTCATTGCAGTTGCTCCAGTATTAGTTGTTGTCCCGATAGTCTGCTGATTTCCATCAACTTTATTATTTCCGGTAAATTCATTGTTTGGCGTGATAATCTTACTGCCGCCTGGGGCATTAATCTCAAGAGCGCCGCTTTCTGTCAATTTGATATACGCATCACCAAACCACATAATCATGTCAGCATTGTTTGATGCCTGACCAGCTTGTGCATTTCCGCATGGGATAGCGTAGGCATCAGTCATATCAAAGCGGCGTTCGTCGTCAGTCCCATCTCGTGCTTGCTGCGCGAACACTACTAGAACTTTATCACCTACACGAATCGGGCCTTTGATGCCGCAACTTCCACCATTAAAAGAAGGCCAACGGATGGGAACTTGGAAAAGCTGGGGGAAGGGCAGCGTATCGCCGTCTGCAAATCGTTTAGTAGCGTCAGGAAGAACCGTAGCCAAGCCGTTTGCATAGGCTCGCACAGTGCCTTCTACGGACGTATTGAAGTCCAGTAGTTCGCTTTGAATTAGGGTTCGCAGGCTCGCTACGAAGTCATTAGTTTCTTCTGCCATATCAACTTATAAATCGTACGCTGCATTCGGATACCCATTCATCACCATGAGTATCTCCTTGATGGGTAACTTTCTCCACTTTAAAGAAGTTATCAACACCTTCTGCTTTGATCTTAACTACGTCACCAGGCAAGATAGTAGGCTGCATAAGAGTCTCAACCTTGTATCCCTGCACCTCAAGGCGGTCTTTTGGCGGATTCCCGCTGACAGTCAGTTTATCTGATTTCTTTGTCACTACGCCTGCGCTATTCGTCGTCAAGCCCTGCTTTGCTGCTAGCTTATCACTCATCGTCTTAGCCTCAAGCTGCGGCGACTTAATCATGCCGGTTTCTGGTGAAATGACAATTGCCGTGCGCTCTCGGTAGCCGCCTTTTTTCAGAACTTGAATAGTCTGATTTTGAATCGACCATTCAAGGCCCAAGTAATTGCAGACCTTTGCCATAGCGTCACGAGCGCGGCCAACGAACGAGAAGCCGTTAGGGTAAATCTTTTGCTCGATTGCATCCGGCAGCTTGCCTACAGTAATGCCGAATTTATCAGCGACCTGCTTAAGAACATCAACGCCTTTTGCGCCCGGAGCAAAGCTAGTCGAAAACTTGCTGTCACGGTATGCAATCAGTCCGTCATCAAGCTCTAGCTCAGTCACCCAATCAACACCCTCGCGCACTGTCAAGGAGCGGCGCACGATTCCAACAAAGATTGTCAGCGCCCCTTTGTCCTGACTATATCCAGCTTTCAATATAACCGCATTGTTTGGCGTCTCCACCAGCTTGCGCGAGGTCGGATTCAGGTTGTAGATGCGAACTGTTGACGTGTTAAGCGTCTCCGTGAGCGTCTTCTCAATCGAAAATGAAATACGCAAATCCTTAATGAGCAAGCCTTCCTTGCCTGATTGGCCTACAACCAACTCAGCAACCCTATTGAACAATGGCATATCAAGGCTCCACAGGCTCTAAAGGTATAGGGTACTCAATCGGCGTTTCTGGATCGTAGTAGTACAGCCCATAGGCCGATCCTCCAATATCCTCATATCCTGGGCGATAGGTCTTTCCACCACGATGAAGAAAATAAAGATCGCCAGCAAAAGGAAATTTCCTATATATGCCTACCAGTGGGAAGTATGGAACCATCTTAACATTGGTCAGGATAGCATCGCCTCCCTTCTCATAGATGCTTAGAGAGAAGTATTCAAAGCGCACATTCCACAATACGCGCATTGTGTAAGGAATGCTATCAATCGTGATATCTAGCGTTTGATCCGCAGTTTCAGAAAGTAATGGTATTTCAAATGCTATTGTCATGATTATTACGATCCTGGGATTGTTGGCTGTTTCCCCAAAATAAAATCTTTTAGTTTTGGCAAAGTGTTTGAAAGTACGGAACTTGCCTTTTCAGGCTCCTTCGGCTGCTTTGCCCCGCCTGCCTTTTGTGGCTCAGTTTTTTTCTTTACCGCATCGCCAGATTTTTTGTCTAGTTTTTTGCTTATACCAGCAGGAACATCAACTGTTTGTGTTTCAACCAATTTTATATTCTGGAATTGTATTGTGAAAATTACAGAATTTGTATTGCTTGAATCACGCGTAAAGTCTATTGACTTAATAGCCATATCTTTATATTGAACATATTTAGTATATATGACTACAGTTGATCTTTCTGCCCTGATAAGACGCATCCTATCAATTATTGCTTGTACTTTATCCTCGTCGTCATCTGTAATTGTGTTTGTATCTACGCCTTCAAGAAAAGGCGTATTAGTAACAAACCCAACAAGTGTAATTTGATCTGGAATCTCGCGGATATGGTCAGTAACATCTACGCCACGCTCTACAGGGTTAGACGTAATATCATTTGACCATGAGTGGCCCTCTGTAAGAACAGCGTCAAACTCCATGGAAAATAGATCAGATTCAAACCTAGATAATGGTTTCCCATCCCTAAACAGAATCCCTACTTGCTCACTCATCCACCTACCTGCCCCATCTGCCGAGATAAACGGCTAATTGCTGCATCATCCAAAGCCTGTTGAGTTGCTACCCTAGCTGCTTCTGCTGTTTCCGCCGGGCTTCCTGGTGGCAAAGTCTGATTAATAACAACAGATGAATTACCGCCAGCAACTCCACCAGCAGAAACAGCAGCCCCAGCAGCAACGGTAGGAGTAACAACAGGTGCTGTTCCAGTTGCGCCGATAGTTGTATCTACCTTCATTCCGAAGAATGATTTAAAAGAATTCCAGTAGACTTTTAACTTATTTACCATAGCACTAAATCCGCCTGATATACCATCCCATACATTAGATGCTATATCTTTTATTCCTGTCCATACTTTATTCCAATTTTTGTACAGGTAGTAAATACCTGATACAACCAATGCTATAGCAGCGATAATTGCTAGGATTGGTAAAATCACTGGTGCAGCAGCCAGCGCCATACTTACGAATGATGCAATCCAACCAGCCACAAGAATTGCGGTTTGCGCCAAAATTCCTACAACCCAAGCGCCAACTGCTAATAAATTAACTGCCATTGCAATACCAAAACGTACAAGGCCAGCTATCCAAGCACCAAATGCTTGCCCAGCACTCACTATGGCAATGCCAGCAGCCCAAATCCAATTTGCAACCATCACACCAACAGCGGATACAACAGCAATTTTCACTGCCTGAATCCAGCCACTATATTCATCAAGCTTTTTCTTGGCATCATCAAAGTTGCCAAACCACTCTTGGAATACAGATTTACCGCCTGTCATCCATTGGTAGAAGTCCTCAATAGCCAAGCCAAGCAGCAGCAGCGAAGCCAGTAATAGGCCCATAGGAGAAAGCAGGAATGCGATTGCTCCCGCAGCAGTGCGGAACACGAACGGAGCCAATGCAGCAGCCAAGGCGATACCGAAGAACTTGAGAGTATTGGTTGCGCCTCCGAAGAACTTGACCATATCCGCCAAACCTTTTTCGATGGTATCAAACGACTTCAAGAAAAAATTAGCAGTTTTTGTGACGGCAGAACTTTCACGATTCAAGCGATTGATAAATACAGCCCATCGGTTAGCAACGATAGTTGTTGCTGATCCGATAGTCAGCGGCATTTCTTTGAACCTGTCATCGAACTGGCTAGAAATAGCTTTCACCGCCTCTACTACTACTTTAGAGGTTAGCTTTCCTTCACTAGCGTATTTTTTCAGGTCAGCACGAGCAATTCCTAGTTGCTTACCAATTGCATCGACCAATTGAGGCGCGGATTCCGCAAGGGCGCGGAACTCATCGCCTTGCAGCACATTTGAGCCGATTGCTTGGCCAAATTGGAGCAGCGTAGAAGCTTGCTCTTGCGCCGTAGCGCCGCCAAGAATAAGGGCTTTACTGATCGTATCAGTAATCAAAAGCCCTTCCTCTTGGGTCTTGATGAAATCTTTGCCAGCGTGTTGCAGCTTAATGTAGAAGTTGGTGTATGCGTCAATAGATTGACGTGCGGCGCTTGCGCTGGCCGTAACAACGTCGAAAGCATCAGCAGCACTCGTGATCGTTTGCGGCAATTGGCCTACTCGGGCCTCAAGCGATTGCATATCATCTGCGACATGCGCAATAGAGCGCAAAGCGCCAAAGCCAGCAAAGGCCAAGAAGATATTACGGAACGATTCCGCAGCCTCGTCTGCTTGGCGACGGAAGTTATTCACGCCTTGCTCATAGCGGCGCAATTGGCTTTCATTAACCGCGAAAGTGAAGCGACTTAAAAGCTCCCGTACAATCATCTCTCTTCCTTAAAAAAACAGCCGGTCATTTCCGGCTGCTTTTCGATTTCTCATCTGCATAGGCTTGGTAGCATTCAGACATATCAAGCAAAGCATTTAGCTTAAGCAAATCCTCTACTGTCACTACTCCGCTTTTAACTCCCTCTAGCGTGCATTTCCCAGCTAGTATTGGACGCCATAGCCAAAGCTCATCTTGCAACGTAGGGCTTAGACTGCCGCAACGGCTGAAGTCAATTCCGCTTGATTTGCTCCGGTAACGCTGGCTCCAAAGCGGTCCTTCAGCTTGATAAAAAAAGGCTTGAAGTTGAACATGGCGACTTCGTAAATCAGTTCGTATAGATCAGCCAAGCCATCGGCGTCAACGAATACTTTATTGATAGCGCCTTCGCTATCAACCTTGACGTTCTCGCTTACGCAAACCACGCCAGAGGCTTTAAACATCGGCAGCACGATATCAGTCATAACCTTGTCGTCAAGGCTCTCAGACAGCGTTTTAAGCGGGCCGCTGATATCCATATCCATCAAGTTGCCTTTGCCGCCACCAGTGAATTCACCCAATACTGGCAGGATGATCTTTTGCAGTTTCAAAGCAATAGAGTTCGCCTGGAACGGCGCGATCTTCATTGCCGAGAATTCTTTGTTACCGATGATAAAAGTTTCGCGTTGCATTTGTTCTCCGTGATGGTGAGGTTACTACTTAGTACGAAATGGTCAAATCAGCAGCCGAAATAGCCCACGTCTGGTCTGCTACCTCCTTGCCACGAGTGAAATCAGGCGCTTGCTTAATCCAGCACTTGGAAGCAAAGGCGCCAGAAGTTCCAGACAAGTCAGCCACAGCAACAGGCAGAACTACGTCAAAGCCGCCGAGCATTTCCAGATTGAACAGCGCCGACAATTCAGCATTTGCAGCACTAGTAGCCGAAAGGGTAATTTCAAATGTCCCCATACGGTTAGCATTCTTGGCTCGTGCTACCTCGCCATCAGCGCCTGCCTTAACGTTGTAGCGTTCTTCGTCATATCTTACGGTAATAAAGTCGCCGTCCGTAAAGCCACTTACAATTGCACCGCCAACAGTGATAATCACCTGTTGCGGGTCATAAGTACGTTGCACATCACCTGCACTCATTTGTTTTCTCCTGATTAGTCAAGGCTGTAAGCCAGCGCGCCGTTAATATCGGCTACATGGATAGCGCCAGCGATGCGGGCGTTGAATTTCAGATAGACGATGCGCGATGCTTTGGTTGCGTCGTCAACTTCCGAAGCGCGAGGCACAGTAATATTGAAGCCGGGACGTTTGGTGCCATCCTCTGCGGTTTCATCCGGTGCGATGCCGCCAACGGTCTGACCTTGGCGCAGCGAGGCGCGCAGATTGGTTGCCAGCAGTTGGATACCCGCATCGGTGTACGGAATCTTGTCACGGTTCACCATCAGTTGAACCATGCTCGTCTGAATGTAATCTTTCAGCCAGTCGCGGAAGCGGATAACGTCGATCCACTCACCAGCAGCAACTTTACCCAGATTGGTCAGCGAGAATTGATCGCTATAGCGCTCAAAGGTATTGCCGCCTTTGCCAAAGATCGTAGTTTGATCGGTTTTCGACAGATTGTCGCTAGTGACGCTAGCAAGGCGTTTCAGCGCCCAAGTTTCCGAACCCGGCTGAGTAGGCGAGACGCGGCCAACCCATGCGGCATCGGCGTATTCGGTCGCTGCGGTGCTGTGATATGCGCCAACAGTTCGGAAATAGTTCAGCGCCTTCAATTGCGCCAGAAGGTCAGTAGTGCCGCCTTGAGTCAGAATCGCAGCCTCGTCTGCTGCGGCGAAGAACATCTTGTCTTGCGTCTCAACCCATGCAGCAGCATCTAGTACGCGTTGCTTGGTACGCTCCGCCATAATCAGGAAGTACCAAACGCTATCAGCAGCTTGGATTGCAGCCAGATCGGTTGCGACGATACCAGCAGTAGACGATGGGGTAATCATGCCGAATGCCACTTTTACGAAGTTGGTTAGCGGGATAACATTGCCGCTGTAAGTAATCGTCACGTTAGCGCCGGATGCGGTTGCCGTGCCACCAGCGCCAAGCGCAGTAGTAATCGCGGCTGCAAGCTGCGCGGCGATAGTGGTAGTGGTTGGCGATGCAACGGCAGTCACCGAAACAAGCGTAGCGCCTACGTTCAGCGAGTACACGCCGTTAGGCGTTGCATCAACAGGCGTAATAACCACGCTTGCAATGCTCAAGCGGCCTACTTTAACCACGGAAGGGCGAGGTGTTTGGCCGAATGCGTCCGACAGTGCGGTTTGCACATTTGCCGGGAGGTTATCTGGATTCAGAGCGTCATAATCCGTGTAGCTACGGACTCGCTCAGAGAAAGACGCCAAAGGAGCAGCAATCAGGGGAATACCAAAGTTACCACGCTGAACAGAAGCAGTGTTCAAAGTAATAACTACATTTGTGATGTCTTGGAGAGTAGCCATTCTCGGGCTTCCTATCAAACGTGGTTTAGATAAAACTGATTATACCTTTAATTTCAATAGGTAAAAACAATTGCTATTTCTGATTTAAACGTTAGCGATGATGGTATAAACGGGCGAATTAATACCATTGTCGCGCCCCTCGATGTTTGCGGTTTCGATGACGCCCACATTATCCGTCTGCACCGAGCGATAGCCGATAGTCAAATCTAGATTGGCGCGTTTCTCGATTTTAGTATTGCTCAGCAACGAAGAAATATCCATGACCGTACTTGTATCGCGCAAAGCCATTCCTTGGGCGCGGAAGCGGTCATTGTTCGTGATTAGTTGCAGCTTGTCGGCAAAGTCTTGCAAGTACGAGACAGGGCTATCGTAGCCGAACGCTTGCACACTCAAGGTAAATTCTCGGTCGCCTACTACCGTCTGAATTCCGTTAGCATCTACGTCTGAATAGCGGTCTTTGTTGATGCGGCGCGCAGGGCTAACCCGAATCGCCAGATATGGCAAAACGGGGCGCGGCGCATTCTCATTCATCCAGATAACTTTGCCGGATGGTTCGCCGCTGATTTGCACAATTAGGCGCTGCAATACGGTATCTGAAATCATGATTGCTGCACCAATGAGAAGATCGCTTTGAAGTGGTCAATTACCCGCATCTGTCGTACTCCAAGCTCAATACATTCATATTCCTTGCCGCGCCAAACTAAGCGGTCAGGCTGCTGCTGACTACCTTCACTCAACGGGATTAGCTCCGTCGAGGTGTAAAGCTTCACGTAGTCTGACAATCGCTTACCGGCTGGCATGACGATCTGATCTTCTGCCGTTACAGGCTGAACCGATGCCAAAATAGGCACAGTAACTTGTGCGCCTTCTACCCACTTGCCATCGGCATACTGTCCCGGCGTAGTGCGGATAATCGTTTGTGGCTTTCTAAAACTCATCGTACGGGCCTGATAATGTATCGAATTGAAGCGCGCATAGCGCCTGTGTCAATCAGCGTGTGGCTTGATCCTTTAGCTGCAATCGTTGCTGGCGCATTGGGCGGCGGCACGTTCGTATCAATCTTGTGCTGTATCTGATCTTGATGGCGCAAACCGACTAAGCCGAGCGCACGATAAACGGTCATCGTTCCTGCTTGAATCTGCGCATAGCTTCGATCCAGTTGATTGCTCAGGTCATTTACGTTTTCATCAAACGCTGAGCGCATAAAAGAGCGCTCAGGAATCTTTTCTGTGCCGAACTCATTGTATGCGGCATACTCAGCAATAGATTCACCATCGGCGTTATCAGAGCCTTGCTGCACACCCACTACAACCTCAGTGACTCGCGCCTTCTGAAGTTCTCGCATGAAGCGCTTTAGGCCCAAATCACGGTCTGTAGTATGGCGGGAGGCCATTGATTACCTCGATTCCTTGTGGGATATCTTGACCATAGCGCGTCATGATCGTAGCGCCAGTGCATCCAAGCTGCATGTTTGCGTACTGTTGCCCGTAGCCTGTGGAACCTAGCCAGCCATCGGTATAGCCGCCAGTACCATAGGAGCGGGCCAAGTCGCCTTCTTTCTCTGACTTCACAGGCCCGCGCCCGCCTTCGCCGCTGGAATTCTCCGCATCTAGTTGCAGCAAGTGTGCAGCATAAAGCGCCGTAGCAAGGTTAGCCGGATCGCCCAAGAGACAACCGGCAGCACCAAGTGTCGTCGCCATATCTAACCATGCCTGTACCTCAGCGTCAGATAGCGCGGCGAACTGCTTGCCGATGATGCGAAAATATTCCAGCGCGGTCGTCATGATTACTTGGCTTTGTTTTCGTCGTACAGGGCTTGCAGTTCAGCCTTGTCGGCATTCGATGCGTACTCAACATTCAGACTATCAAGCGCCGCTTTCAGTTCCTTGACAGTAGTTGGTACTTCCTTGAACTCAACTTCTTGAGCCTTAGTTTCTTGCGTCACCTTTAGTTCTTTGATGCCCTCGACTTCTTTTGCAAGACTGTCAGAAACGCCTTTGGTAGTTTCGTTAGGGATCAGCTTAGTACCATCCGAAAGAATGTACAGACGTGCGCTAATGTTTTCGATTTTCATTTGATTCTCCGTAGTGATGATGAAATTAGATTATAACCTTGCAGAAGATTTCTGTTTTTATGTCTAAATATCAAGACAAAACAATACTACGCAGTTGTGCTGCTTTTGCTGCTACGGTCGTTGATAGCGCGTGAGTGCCGTCATCAGTAAGGCCACCCCCCGGCCATTTCAGCGGGTCTGGACTGCCGCGCCATGCAGTGAACTGCACCAGCGTGTTGTAGGTGTTCGGCAGCCCGGCCTGTGCAATAAACCATGTGCGGAACGTCTCAATGTTGCCGCCCGGACCAAAGCCAGCAAAATAAGTTTGGTCCGACTGATCTGCAAGTGTCCATGCACCATTAGTGCGCGGGCCGACATCGCAGCTATACACCGTAGCATTTGGGTTTGCTGATTTATAGGCGTCCCATAGAGCTTGTTTAATAGGCCGAATAGTGGCTTGGTCGGTTACACCAGTGGAGCCAAACGAATTGACCAGAACTTCATCAATAATCTTGTCCGCAAACTGGCTCCAGTAGATGATTTTTGGGTGGTTAATCTGCTGAATCGTGTAACCAGTCACAGAGAAATTCCCGCCTGCCATGAGGTCGCTATTCGTTCCGTTGCCAGTAAGCATGCGCTGGAATTCGCCTTTTCCATGGTACAAAAGGGCGGTATCCCGGAAGCCAAACAAATTACTGTCGCCGAAGCCGGCAAACGTTGGCTTACGAGAGGCCAACGGCTGCACAAACGTGCCGAGAGCAAACGGGCAGAATCCGCCGCTGCTGGTAATCGGGAAGGCAGCCCCCGATACAACCGTCTGGACTCCCGGCGTTGACAGCGCGGATGGCGTAGTAGCGGTAGGGTCGTAGAGGGTCCACAAAATTTTGCTAGCGTCCGATACTGGAATACGGTCTGCCATGTTCGGGAACTGCATACCAGGAGTCATGCTGCCACGGCCTTTTACGTACAAGGTATCGCCGGGCGTGAAAACTGAAACGCCAAGGTCGGATGGGAGCAATTTCACATGCCGGATATCATTGGCTCCAGATACCAGCGTGTATGGGTAGCTTTGTCCGTCGAGCGAAAGCTGTTTTGCAGCGGTTGCGTTAGAGTTTTCGATGTAGACGTCATTCAGAACAATAGGCGAAAGCGCGGTTGAGTCTGGGGCTGCTGGGTTCTGATTGGTCCATGTGAAAACGATACCATCCACGTCGCCACTGGCGATTACGTAAGGCATACGGAAGTCCCATGCAGAACGATTTGCAGGAACGGTTCCAAGGCCGCTAGCCATCCTGTTTTGCGTGGTAACAAAACGCAGAGGCGAAACTGCTGGAACAATATTCCCCTGCCCTCCACCTACGCGACGACGCCCCTTGCGATCTTTTGTGCGCGCTATCGCAGCTAGCGCCTGCTGTTTTGTACGCCCGAAAAGTGCCATGTAATTCCCCAAAAGTAAAAAGCCCGCCCGGTGAAGGGCGGGCTAGTGCTACACACTCACCATCACGCGAGTTTAGATGCCGTCAGCGTATGCAAATGCCAGCGGACGTTCGATGGTTACGCCGCCGAAGCGGGCTTCGCAAGGGACTTCAAAGTACAGGTTGCGAGGCTGTGGAGGGTGCTGCATGAACGGCATGGTGATGTTCATCTGGTAGTTATCAGCGCTGTTTTCAGCAGCCACCATGCGATCAACACCGCCAGCGCCAGCGCCAGTCAGTTCGAAGATCGGCTTGACCGATTGAATGAACGGGTTGTTGGCGAGGAAGAAGTCGAGAATGGTCGTATCGCTGGTTGCGCTGCGAGCAGTCGAGCTAATGTAGGCATACTGAGCCAGAGGCATCCACAGTTCGTTAGCGCGGTGAATGCCCTTCGTGGTAACGAAGATCGAGTTCACCAAAGCATTCATATCGCGGATGATATTATCTGGCGTTTTGCTTGCGAAGGTCTTGGACGAGCCAGTACCATCAGCAGCCAGAACCACAGCAGGGATATTCGCGTTCGACAGGAAGCCCGGCAGACCTGATACGGTGTCGCCAAACCATGCCAGTTGATTGAACTTCTGGTCGATGACCTTGCGAGCCTGGGTAGCGCGCTTTGCGTCCAGAGCCACGCCAGCGAACTGCGCCGAACGAATCTCTTGCACGTCGTAGCCGTAGCTGTCACCAATCGAACGGATTGGAGTGGTCATTTCCAGCGCTTGCACGTCAACGCGTGGCAGATCGTCCGCATAGTTGGCGATGATCTTTGCCGAGCCTACGCCGTCCCATTGACGCCACGTAATGAACTTCGCGCCAGAGGGAACCGAAGTATCAATCGGGAACAGTTCCATTGCCGACAGGTTGACGTACTCAACATCATAGGTCTTGGAGCGCACATACTCCAGTTGTCGAGCGAAGAATACCGACTCGCCAGCATCCTCACGCAGCAGGCCGGTGTTTTCGATGATGCGCAGGTCTTGGGCATCGTAGTGCATGTTGTCAGTTTTCATGTTCATTTTGGCGCAATCTCCACAACAGCGAGGCCAGCAGCAGTCGTGCCGGTGATAAACTTCACGGTCAGTTGCGTGAAGGCTTCGATGCCGGTAGTAACGGCTTCATCGGTAACAGTGCCGTTAGCCAGCACAAAGTTAGCGGTTGCACCAGCTACTACGGCATCATTGGTTTGGACCCAAATACGGCCGTCTTTCAGCACCGATACGCTTTCAGTAGCAGCATATGCGGCAGCCGCGCCAGTCGAAGGGTAGGCTTGTTCTGCCATGGCGCTTGCGGCAGCTACGCCAATCAGCAGCGCGGCTTGACCGGCAGCAGTGGTAGGGGCCAGAACTTGGCGTTCTTTGTTCGTACCCAGTTTAACGAAGGTGCCGAATGGAATCGCGCCCTCTGCCGAATAAGACATAGTGTCGCGGAAGCCAGAATCGTACAGCAAGCCAGCGAAGCCAGCAGCCGAGTACTGGCCGAAGGTAGTTTGTGGGATAGGCATTATTTGTCCTCCTTCTTACCGCTCATACGAGCAATCATTTTGTCACGCGCCGACATGCTGCCTTGGGCTTTGTTATCGCCTCCGTCGTTGCGATGTTGCGCTTTCTGGCGCTGATCTGCCATGGCTGCATCGCCTTTGAACTCTTGGGCCATTGCGAAGGCAACATCGATATAGGCATCGTCTTTGCCATCCAGAACCAGCGCTGGGGTAACGGCTTTGATAACCGCTTCCTTGACTTGGCGCTCAGTCATGTCTTTAGCGTCGATCTTGAATGCAGTAGCAACCGCATCCAGCTTGGCCTTAGCTTCAACTTCGGCGCGGCCAGCGGCCTTGCCTTCGTCTTTAGCCTTAGTCAGTTCTGCCGCAAAGCCGTCAACACGCGCTT